CGTGAAAACGAAAGGAAAACCCGCTCTATCCGGGGGGGGGACAATGGTAGAATATGCTACACGTGTGTGATCGTCAACAACTTTATGCGTCGGGATCGTCTGAATTTTCAGCGGATGGTTGATCTTCTGATCCCTCCTGCCCTGCATCCCACACCGGGTCCACTTCGCCCTCGAATATGGTGATGGCCCATACATCAAGATGCTGCACCTCATAACCAATCGTACCCATGTAACTCATGAGGGTCTGCTCTGCTGCCATACGCGCGTGTTCTGCGTCATATGCAGGGGCATACACCAGCGCGTGATTGAGTTGCTCAGTTGGGGTGTAGAAAAACATGCACACCACCGTGAACCCGGTCACATCTTCGGGCAACAACAGATGCCCCTCTGCATCCAAAGCAGGATCATTTGCAACCAGTTGCAATGGTTTACCACCCGCATCCGCTACCGTGTCACTTCCAGAGACTGTCTCGGGTGTGGGGCCACTTTCTGTGTGGACGTCCCATGTGGCCATGATTGAGGCATCACACCGCGTGCATTTGATATGGGTGAACCCGCGACCCTCAGTGACTTCTATGCAGTGCAGCCCGATGAAACATGACCACCATTTCTGCACCGAATACCAAGCTCGAAGTATACGCTGTCTGATGCGTCTGGCGGGTGCTCTGATAAAGTTCGGCAATACGTTCATCTGGGTCTCTCCCGATTTCTCTCTATACGGTGGCGCTCTCTCCGAACCCGGAAACGTGGAGGCTGTGTGCTTCCATCTTCAGGATGATCACCACTTACGATCTCCATGCCGTTTCTGACCACCCGTGATTTCATGGCAGATGCTATGGCCCCGGCAACGCAGTCAGATACGTCCTTTGTACCGTTGGGCGGGTGGTCAATTTTGTTCTTCTCCTTGTAGTATTCGATGGTTCTCAACTCTGTGAGTAGAAGATCAATATCTGGCTGAATGTCAAGACGATCCTCGTACAATGCATCCCTGAGCGTGTGGTACGGCGTGACGTCCCGATCCATACTCACTGTCCCGGCGCGCATACCTGAGTTCCTGAGCACCTGTATGGTTTCTCGGCTGTCAAACCCATCAAAGCTGATGCCCTCGATATTGAGGCCGTAATCCCTTGCCAGCTGGAGCACCCATGCCCGCACCTCGGCGATGTTGATCTCGCGCACGACTGACGGTTTGATGCCGACCGCAAGCTCCACGGTGAATTTTGGCAGTATTTCAGTGAGACCGTCCGGGCCATCCATCGCTTTGTTGACGAACCCCTCCAATGCCAGCATGGCGATGCCACATCTGTCATTCACTCTGCTCAAGTCGATATGCACCCACCGGCTCTTGTTCCTGCGTGCCCGCGTTCTCGGGAAGTTCTCCGGTATGAATGTTGGCATTCCGTCTTCTGCCAAATCCACCTGATCGCTCTCTATGAGGGGCAACAGATCACGGGCGGCTCCCCTGCTCACAGCATCATTGATCTTCTGGCGCTTTCTGATGAAGGGGGTGATCGCATCAGTTGCGATGCCCATATAGTCGCGCTGTGCTGCCTCCGGGTCACGCCTGAAGTCATTTATCAGTTCGATTGGAACCTGTTCAAGGCGGGCACCTTCAGGGTAATGCACCCCTGCCACCTCGTCGGCCTCAATCACCCTGCCGGGGGTGTCTGGGGATGAGATCATATAGGTGAAGGTATCACCGGAATACCGTTCCTGCGGTGCCACCTCATACTGTTTCCTGCGCAGGGTGACGATGTTTTTCTCCCCAAACTCATCCACCTCAGAAATGCGCTTGTCGAGAAAGTCACCATTATATCTGGTGGATGACACCACGCACAGGGTACCTAAGCTGTATCCCCGCGTCAGGAATGAGCGCTTACGCCTGCGAGAAATGTTCGTGTATACCACTTCCGCCTGATTGTAATACCCACCAAGTCCCTGCGGCCCTGCCACCTGTTTGGAGTTTTCCACGACTGACATGAAGTTCACCTCGTCGAGGATGCCACCGGGGATGGCCTGACCTACCAGAGATTGCACGCTCGCCGCCATAGGAGCAACCACAAGGCCACCCTCTATGAGCAGGGTGCTCTCATTGTACCTGTCATAGGTGATGTTCTTCTGGAAATATGGCATTGCCGTGAAGGTGTCGCGCAATGGCTTGTATATAACCCGCTTCGTGATGGTCGGGCTGACGGATTGAAGCATGAATACGATGGGGGTCTTGGCTGCCAGCCGGTACATCCGCTGTACCTCGTTGAAGCAGGTGAACCCATACAGCTGGAACATGTTCGTGATCTGACTGAGGTGTGTTTTACCCGTACCCGTCGCGCCACCCAACAATGCCTCATGACAAGGGGGTTCACCCACGAACACATCCGGGTTCATCAGCCGCAGGTCACGCATCAGCATTGGCCAGACATCCATTAAGTCTCCGAGAAATTCGTCGCTTTGCACAAACTCGTCAATGGTCACCGGCTGCTTGTTCATGCGGGACAACATTTCATACGGTATTTGGTTGTCGTGCAGGATCAGCTGCTCCGTTGCATACCGAAATATCTCACCTTCCCGTTTGTGCCCCCGTGCAAGGGCGCTGGCGTAGATGTGCTCCATACGCTGCTTCTGCTCGCTGAGCCATATATCGCGATCCCGAGCGGTGCGCTGTTCCTCCAAGGTATCCTGTGGGGGCGTGTACATCAGTGATTATCCGTGTCGTCTGTGGATGATGCATCCGGTCTGCTCGTCACCCGGCGCACTCTGTTTCGGATCATGTCAGTCGGGGCGCGACGTTCCCTAACTTCAGGTGCTTTCTCTGACGTGTGGTCAACTGCGCGAGCAGGTTCTGGACTGGCAGGTTCTGGGTCATCTGCTTGGGTTTCTTGATCCCCTCTCTCGTCTTCCGGATCGTCGATGATCTCAGCATCCTCCATGCCGCCCCGCATGAAACTCTTCATCATGTCCCCGATGGTTTCAACCTCTGACCTTTCTTCGATGGTGTCCCGTGTTTTCGCGGATTGTAACTGCTGCTGGCATAGAGGCTGATCCGCCCATCCCCCGGCCATGTTGATGAGCACAGCGATGTCATTGTCGATGCGGGATACCTGCGTCAGAACATGGACCTTATCTCTGACCGTGTTTCCGGGTGCCGCCGCCTGCTGTAGAAGCTGCTCGATTACCATTTGTTTGAGTTGCAGACTTTTGGCGAACTGAGCACGGGGGCTGAAGTTCAGGACGTCCCCATCCCATTCCTTCTGCATCCGGGTGATCCAACGGTGGCAGGTGCGCCACGTCACATTGAATTTTTTTGCTATCTGATCATGTGGTACCCCAGAGAACACCATGTATCGAAGGGCCTGCTTGATGAAAGGCCACGTGTACCCCGAGCTATATGTGTTGATTGATCTTACGCGATCAGCCACCTCCTGTGGAAGTGCCCCCGCTGGGCCGTCGTAAACCTCGTTTAGATTGACCACGCCGTCTGGGTCCGCAATGATGCGGTCCAACCTTTCAGCCACCACCTGTGAAATTTCTGGCTGCCCTCCCCGCTGGTTCGGGGGCGTGCTGCCGCTAGGATCGGACATCCGAGGTGCCCCCATGCTGCTGCTCTACTAAAATTGCACAGCCACCGTGTCTTGGTACGGGGCCACTCGTGTAGCATATTAGTCGGACACGCTTTAGTTTGCAACCCGTTGCAGGCCCATGGGGCATGTTTGTTAAATGACGAATTATGACAACCTGCCGGGATCAGGATGAAATGCACCCCGTTCTGTTACCTGTGTCTGCCACGTGTCTGTTGGTCTTGTTTTTCGCACTCATGTTTTTCGCGCCACCTGATTGCCGGGTCATATCTCGGGGGAATGCAGACCAGCACAATGATGAATACCCAGATCAGCGTAAGCAGGATTTCCGGAAAGGTCATTTGTCTTTCTCCCGCCCTATCGCAGGTGCCATGGCAGGTTCGATACCCAATTGCTGCATCACCTTTACACCCAAGGGTGACAGCACCCGCACCCATCTTGCCGTGCCCCCATTCTTGTTGAGCTTTCGTATGGCGGGATTACCGTGGAGCGCTGTTGCCTCGTACAGCCTTCCGTCGATCTCTGTGACATATTTGCTTTTCATTGTTCTCTCCTCACGATGTATGGCGCGCCGATCTGCTTCAGCTGCGCGAGGGGGTTATATACTGCGTGACGCCGCGCCACCACCAGTTGCTGATTTTCTGCCTGACACGCTCCCACAAATACCATGTCTCGCTGACACTCTTCCAACGCCAATCTATCTCGTCTTCAGTTGTATATCCGTCGCCGCGTGTGTGCTTGCTGGTTATGCTGGTGATTGTGTAGTGGCAGCCCTCACGCAATGGGGGATTGAGCAGGGCCACGCGGCCATCTTCCCCTGTGTGTGACGCGATCCACCACTCTATGCCGATGATTTCTTCCATCCCGATTGCGCAACCGCTGTAATCCTCCACGTTTATCTCGAAAGCGCCCGGCACATTCTGGATCACGTAGAAGGTGATATGTCCCTTGCCGGTCCACCAATATTTTTCAATCGGGTCTGTTTGCGGCGGGGTGGTATCTGTGAACTCCATTATCTACTCCGGGATGGCTGCTTACGGTGCCACGAGGGCGGGTGGTGTAGTTGCAACGGGTTGCAAATTTATAGGCTGGCGGCGCGGATCACGTCAGATCAACGTCACGGGTGCCAGAAGGCCGGGGCCGGGTGCTTGTGACGTGTTCCTCCTGCTCCTCTTCCCTTTCCGGGGCGGGCTGCACGTCCTCGCGAGACCAACTTAGGATATCCAGTACCTCGGAGGCGTTCAGTATTCTGGACATCGCAAGTAGCTCCCGTGATGCGGTCTCGAAAGACGCCGAAGTTGTGAGCGTCGTGGCACGCAACCTTTGCGTAATCTCGTTCAAGTCATCATTTGAAACCAGCGCCTTTCGCCAAGACGGTGGTATTTCGCGATCAGAAGTCAAAGCCATTCTCCTGATATACCTCTGTCCACGTCACATAGGCGTCACCCGGTATCAGCGAAGGTGTGAAATACCCTTTGCCCATCGGGGTCAGGCCCGTGTGTGAGATCAGATGCTGTGCGGCTTCACCGGCAAATATTTGCGTGTATGTCCGGTCCCTGTTGTACGCCAGCACAGAAGTACCGCTCATATCGCATTGCATCTTGATCGGCCCCAGATGCGAGAAACTTTCGTTGCATTCCTGCACCTCTTCATCGGTCATACGGGATGCATTATCCGGCAGGGAGGTCACCACATCTTGCTCTGCGACTACCCCGATATTGAATTCATGTGCCATTTCGGTTTTCCTTTCTTTTCCTGTTACAGTTCGTCGTCTTGGTCGTGGCCCCAGTCCAGCGGATATGGATTGCCGTCTTGGCGCGAAGTGGTCTGTCCCGGTTTGTGGTGCGCGTAAAATTCCTCCGGGCTTGAGAAGAAATCTTCTGTGAGGTCTCGGGGATAATTTTCCATCGCCCGAGTTGCTGTATCCGCAGCTGCTCCACGCAGGATGCCCACGTTGGCGCGGTACCCTGCGACACCGGTGCAATGGCGTTGTTTGCCGATTTCCCCGGTGTGAAACCCTTTGGAACAGTGACAGGCGAGGCTGGCTGGGCTGTGGAGCACGGCAATGTACATTTCGGGGGTATATCCTCCCAAAAAACCCGGTGCCGCGTCTCTCCGTAGCGGGCATTCCCTGCACGGTATCTTCGCAGGTGGCTTCATGTGATCCTTGGTGCGGATGAAACCACCGAAACCAACATCGCTTTTTATGGGTTTATTCCCGTAGTACCCGAGGTGTTGCTCTGGGGTGGCGGCGGGGCGCAACTTACTCGTCATCGCGTGCCTCCCGGAGCACATCCTCATATACGTCGTCCCATTCGTCGTCGAGAAAGATCATCACAGGGTCTTCTGCGAGCCGCTGCTCCCGGATGATCCTGTCGTGCACCATGGCCTCAAAATTGCTGACGCCTATGGTGTGCGTGCGGTGTGCTTTTTGTCGTTGTGTCATGCTGTTACCCCTCTTCTGACATAGTATACCCACATCTAGTTGCAACTGGTTGCAATTCGTCGTGCGCCCTTTCTTACCTTATCAGAATAACACAACCACGATTGTTTGCAAGGAAAAAATGAAAAAACCCCACCTAAGTGAGGTTTATTCCAATCACGTGAATGCGCCACCTGCAAGATGGTAGTTAGTCCTTCGGTTTCCACGCTTCCGAGTACGGTGTGTTGTCCACATCGAATTTTTTGAACAAATTCTCCGTCAGAAGAGTATCGACCTCATGTCTCGTGGCCCCAATTCCGCGCATGATCGCGTCTACAGGAAGGCCATGTTCGGATACCAGACCGGCAACGATCTCATGCATACGCACAGCGCTATGTGAGCCTTTCGCCCGATTGATGCGGACGGTGAGCATTTTACGTTCAGGCACTGTCATGTCCATGATCACGCAAGGCACGAACCCGTTCGTCATATTAAAGACGTGCTTGTCAGTCTTCACCAAGGTGGCGCGATGAAACCCGTCGATGATGGTGTAGGTATCCTCGTCGTCAGCTTTTGAGACCAGCACCGGCTGTATCCACCCCTGCTCCAGCATCGAATGCTTCAGAAGACGCATTTCCTGCGCCAAAACGTGATTAGGATTGTAGTCATTGGCATTCAGCTGATCAACTGGCACCCACTGTACCCGGTTGATCGGCTGTTTATCAAAATCTGTGAACATGTGGTATTCCTTAATCTCTTCCGCCGTCGCGAAGGTTTTCAGCTGCTTCTTCATACGCCATGTAGCTCGGGGGAGGGAAAGGTTCCGTGGATATGCCCTTCATGTAGCTCCCCGCCACTATTTGCTTGAACACATGCAACAATGGAAAGCCGAACGCCTTATCAGCATATCGCCCCAGTCTGCGGTTCTTGTCTTTCATGGTCTTGCAATTTTTTAGCACTTCCATGGCTCTTGCTTTGTTCGTGGGGCTGTCAATATTATCCTCGATATATTGGATGATGCCCTCCCACGACTTCGGATACCGATCAATGATCCCGTAGCGATCCACAGCACAATAGTACCGTTCATGCGTGGCAACTTCAGGCCAGATGTGCAGTATTTGTTCATAGAACTTAGGATGAGTGACGCGCAATTTAACCAGCGATTGATACGCGCGATCATGCAAGGGGGTGGACACTCGCAGGCTCTCTCCGGAATAAAGCTGCGTGTCGTATATTGAGGGATACGTGATGTTTTTCTCTTTGAAATACTTGAACAAGTCGCCAGTCGCCCAGTCGAAAATAGGCTTGCAGAACGCGATATTTTTCTCACCTTTCCCCGGTGACCCCATGACCCAGTTGTATCGTCCCTTCTTGGCCACACAGGATCGGTACCGGTTCAAACTTTCGTCCGCACGCAAGCCGTTCAGTATGGCAATTTTTCCCTTCAATCCCAACACCTCGGCGGTCAGCCCGTTCATTTCGTGCTGATCCATGGGCTTATCTTCAGGATGCAGCTTGCGTATGGCGTACTCCGGAGGCTCCCTCAACCACTCCCGCGATTTATCCCACTGAACATATGGCCAGTGTTCCCCCATCATGAATATGTGGCTGGCCATTGGTACCGCGAAATACGCGACGTTGAACCGCGATGAAAGATCAGGGTTTTCTATGAAACCTTGAACGAAGGATATCACATCGTCTGGAATGACTTCCTCGTCACGAAAAAAAGCATTAACCTTGACGTGGGACAATCCCATATCATCCAGCACCTCGCGCATCAGCCATAGAACGCACAGGCTATCCTTGCCTCCGCTGAAACTTAACCACACGTGATCCCAGTTTGCGTAGCAATATTTTATGCGCCGTTTCGCCTCTTCATAGACGTTCACGCCCAAAAATTCTACATTTTCCTTAGTGGCCATCCAGCTGTCCCTCATATTCATCGACAAACAGCATTAACCGATCCGCTATGGTGGCACCCTCCGGGTACCGCGATCTCAGCGCCATCTGGAAATCCTGAAACTTGTCAAACTGCGCGTCATTGTCAAACGTGATAGACGTCCTCACCACCGGAGGTAGGAACGAACTCACATTATCACGCTCGTGACCGTTATGATCCATGTCTGAATTCGCGTCCCCATCGAACATATCCGATAGGAACAGTACGTCATCCTGTGCGTAACCTACGCTCATATAGTCATCGCTGCTCAGGTTCAGTGCCTGAAACTCATTCCGAACCGCGTCACGGTTCATCCCCGTATTCATGGTGGTCTGATTGTGCGCGATCCGGTACCCTCGCTTCTCTGCTTCGGTCAACCCGGATATAACCACGACAGGCACTTCATCGAGGCCAATCTTATCAGCCGCTAGGAGGCGACCGTGACCTTCCAGCACATTATTTTGCTCGTCGATACCCACAGGATCATTGAACCCGAACCGTTCGATTGATGCGACAAGCTGATCAATTTGGAGCACGGGATGTACCTTGAGGTTTTCCTCGTCCCTGATGAGGTCCGCCACTTTTCTGGTTGTCACCTCAAGAGTGTCACTGCTCATGGGTCACCTCCTCTACCTCATTGGACAGGTTCCGGATGCCGCTCAGTATGCCGCTTTCCTCTATGAATTCGATGAGTGCTTCCGCGTCAGACATATTTGGGAAATTTGCGTGCACCCGCTTCATGAACCCCTGCCATCGGTCCCGTTGCTCCTTGGTATCCCAAATTACGTCAAACGGCTCAACAGATGATAAGGATGGTTCCTTCAGGCTGCCATCCCCGAACACCACATTCACCAAATTATCTGCAACTGCGTCGGAAAACCCTAGGTGGTTGTACGTTATGTCGTCGCCAGCGATCTGCCCTAGAGCTTCTGCCAACTTTGCAAAATCGAAGGTGGATGATAATGCGATCTTGTTGTGTGCTATGCGGTACATCCGCTTCTGCTCATCGGTGAGACCGCTCAACACTATAACGGGGACATGTTCGAGTGATAGGTTTGTGGCCGCTTCATAGCGACCGTGGCCCTCAATTATCACCCCATCCTCATCGACTGCTATTGGGTCATTGAACCCGAACCGTTCGATTGATGCCATGATCAGCGCGACGTCTTCCTCGCCGTGGTGTTTGGAGTTTTGGGCGTATGGAGTAATCGCGTCCAATGCCCGCTTCTCTAGCTCAATATGCATGAGATGCCTGCCTGTTGCTTCACTTGTTACTGAACCATAATTGCAACGGGTTGCAATGTCCATAGTGTACTGCGTGAAAATATGCCGGGCAGGCGTGTATCATCCTTATAGGGCAGTGAGGCCCCGAGATAGAGGGGCAGGAACGTCGATGTTCCATTTCTGTAATTTGCTACGCTGCACCTCCGCCTCCTCGATGCTCCTCTCTCTTCCCAATATCAGATCAGAAAACCAACATCCATCGTACTCGCAATCTCTGACCAACCGCAGCCACGTACCCTCATTCGAGAACCGTTTATGTAACACCTTATGACACGTTGAGCATACAGGTTTTGCGTTCATAGGCCGGAGATAATCCTCGTTATGATACTGGACCGCCCGTCTTGACCCGCAAATGGAGCAGGTACGGGGAGGGGGGATCAATTTCAGGTGGATACCAGCCCACGTTTTTTGCCACCCGCGTATACGTTCTTCGCCACTTGATCCATTGTACGCCTTCAGCACAGGCCAAGACCAGACACGAGGCTTGATCAAACCTTTGTTGACCGCTGTTACCACTTCAAATTCTACGGCCCGATCATTCCAGCCTTCTGCATCCCAGTGCCACACTGGCATACCAAACATATCATTCATAAATGCATCCCCTGCGTTTTCTACCTCTTACGGTACCACACCTATGTTTGTTCGTCAAGCAGTATCACGTTCAAATTTACACAAACCCCCGCGCAGCTGCTCGAAAAATCATCTTCCGTGGGGATGAAGTCTTCAGGCGTGAGGTGTGCAAGCCTCCGGGAAGCGATGACACGATGTTCATCATATTCATCACGATTTATTGCCTGTATGAGCATGTCAAGTACCGACGCACCTTCCAAATCAGCGAATGCAGATCGCGCCTTCCCCCTGCCGTCCAGCTTTGCTCCAAGCCCGAGCTTCTTCCACAATCTGAGGGTGCCATAGTTCCTCGGATCGCATACGGATGAGTGATGCGCGTACCCATCTATGGAAAGACCTCCCAGTAATGCTCGCATGAACAGCTGAGAACCGTCCTCCACTAGGAGAGGGTTGCGCCGTACTGACTGCAACGTGAGACCTCCGAAACATCCAACGAATTTCCCATTGTGGAACGCACTATATCCCCGCTCAGCCTTGTCATAGGAGGCGAACGCTGGGTACAGGTATCCCATGGCTTTCATGAACGGCTTGGATATTTTTGGGTACAGTCGGAATTCAGTGCCCGTCTCGTCAATGACATGCGGCACTGTGATCATTGGTTTTTTCATTTTATCACACCTTATGAAATGCCGATGCGGGAAGCTCGATCAACAGCCGCGTGGCAATCTGCGTCGTGGTCATGGTGCGCATCTTCTTTACCCGCTCCCCGATGTGCTCCGAGCGTTGCGGGGCCGGGTATCCCATGTGCATCATCATGACGTCAATGTTCATCGCTGCAAATGATATCAGATTGTCTCTGGTTCTCTCTTCCGTACCATTGCCCATATCGTCGCTTGTGTGCATGGCATACCTCCAACTGTTTGATCCAGATTACCATAGCTGATCCGGGTTGCAATAGATATGCCCCGGCACTGATCCAGCCGGGGCACTATGTTCTGTCACGTGATGATCCGTGCGCCAGCAACCACGTGCTACAAGTCTTCCTTGTTGGCATCCGTGAATGCGATGGGGCACGCCCCAGTGGAGCAATCAAGGTGCTCGATCCCCACATCCTCAGAGGGTGTGCTGTTTTCCCGGCGCACGTCTGCCAGCAATTTCTGATAGTCCACGATGCTGACCTGTTCCTCCGGTAGATATTCGTAGGCAGCAGTCATGGATTGCGGCATCACGCTGACACACCGGACGTAGGGTTGATAGTTGAGGATGGCGGATTTGAAATGCTCAAAGCTGGTCTCTTCAGGAACGTATTTCATGGTGTAACTGATCTGGTTCCCTATGGGTTCGACGCCCCGATCCCGCTTGCCAGACAGGAAGCTATCCATGTTCCCTTCGTGATCCAGCCAATCCTTTGCTGACCCCCCTTCCATCAGGAAAAATTCGCCCATCCGCAGCCATGTGAATTGCTCAGCCATGGTGGCCTCGCCCGCCGTCACGAGGTGATCATTCACCCCATCAAGTCCGCACATCGCAGGTTCAGTGGGGAACCCTACGATGAAGTGGTCACGGTAGGATTGCAGTTCGCGGACTGGATAGCCTGCGGCCCGGTACTCATCCAGCATGGGGCTGTTTTTATGATACTGCACCCACCTGATATAATGGCGCATGGCGGGTAGGTGCCAGCCCTCCGACAGGCCAAACAGTTTAGAAACTGACCCGGACGGCTTCACAGTCAGGAACGTGTGCGGCACGTTGACCCCGAGTGCCTTCGCGTATCGTGTCGCCTCTTTCTCCACAGCACGTGCCATATCACCCAACCAATCCCAGAAGGCGGCGGCACGAATTGCAGGGTTTTCGTGCTGGGAAAAGAATTCAATCAGATCGTCGCTGTCCGGCACCATTTCGTCAAAGGAAGGATACAAGGCTGCATATTTCTGAAAGTCGGGTGCCAGCAAGTCGCGGAACCCGCACCTGAAAAATTTCCAAGCGGCTTCGTGTATCCCCGTCACTCCGACGCCGATGCGGTTTGTGCGGTGCACCTCAGCATTGTATATACTGTCCATGGTGTTGACACGTATCAGTGCGCGAGCTGCTGTCTTCGCGACTTCCGTGGCTTCGATTATGGATGAAGCATGGAAAGGCACCACGTCCGCGATGACGCAGAACCCCCCGAGAATGCATAACACAATTTCTCCACAAGGGTTCACGATATAGTGGTACGGCATATCCTTGAACCGGTCATGCAGGTCACGCATCAGTTCCTTCGTGCTACCACTGACCTGATACCGCAGTGACCCGATATATTCGCCGTCGCGGAATGCGGTGGCGGGTTCCTCTTCCCCGAGACCAAGCCCCTCGTCTTTCGTGGTCAGCCGATCCACGTTCACAAATCCCGGCTCTCCGGTCCCGTCGCCGTAGGCACATTGGCAAGCATATTCGTACACCATCTTGGCCTTGATAGTCATCTGGTCTGAGGTGATCGGCCCTTTCACCCGCGCCCAAAAATCCGCGTCCACGGCCACTGAATTGTTGGATGACCACAGGAAAGACATGGGAAGTGTCCTACCGGAGGCTACCAGATTTTTCTGATGTTCCTGCACGTCTTCCATGGTCATACCCTCATATTCAATGGGGCGTTTCACCCCGATGAATTCGAGGATGTCCTCGTCCCTCCAGTTCTTCGTGGACATGCGGGCAGATCGTCGTGCCCCACCCACAAGGACCGGCTCCGCAAGGTAATGATCCATGTACAGGGTGGCAAGCCACGGCTTCAGGCCGGTGCCCCTGATCCGCGCGATCTTCTCGATTGCATCCATCAGGGGGGCAGGGCCGGATGACGGTCGGCCCTGCATCCCCATAATAGGTTTCCCTTCTTCCCGCACTTTTGAGAAATCCAGCACGAGCACATTCACCCGAACGTCCCGTTTTATCTTCTTCCGATTGCGCCCATTGCGGTAGGTTGTCAGTTCAAGAGCCTCTATCGCTTTGCCCCACCCCTCCCGGCTGTCCTCGACCTCATGCCAGTATATGTCTTTCCCCGTTTTGTAGAGGTGCTTTGCGTCCCTCACCGATACATGCCTGCCCCATATGAAATCTGGATGATCTTCCTTCAGCACCGGGACGATCATGGGCATATCCTTTGCCCAGTCTACCGCCATCATCGCGTCAGAGTAATCCCGGCCTACTCCTGATCCATTGAGTAGCAGCATGAACAGGGCGAAGCTGGTGGAAGCTGTCGCGCAGTTCGTGAACACCTCCATATTCCTGTTGGCTTGGTTCGCATCACCCTGCTGTAGGTGCCGCCCGGACATCAGCAGTGACCCGTTCGCGATTGCGTTCGCCATCATTGTATGCTCCGGGACTGCGGTGGTATCGGCAAGTTTCCTGCGAGTGTCTCGGATATAATTCAGCCCTTCTTCATGCGGGGTGTTGTCCGCCAGCGTTCGCAGCAATGAAACATTTCCAAGTGCAACCCGGTGTGCGACTTCGTGCCATTCTTCCCATCTGGTATCAGGGGCATGGCCTACATGTGTTGCGTCATCGCACACTGCCACCGGCACATTCGAATTCAGAGCGGCAACATACCACTTTTGAAAATCTGGATCGCTCGGGTTCAGATGCAGGCCGTCATTGCCGATGCTTGCTTTTTGTGGGTCCGTAAAAACGCGACGTAAATACGTCCTTTCAGCCACACCCTGCCCCATGGTGGGATGCAGCGGGCGTGAGGTTTCAGGGGCAATAAACTGCGTAGTGACAGTATCAAACATGTGGAGGCTCCAAAGGTTAATTGTGCTCATTAGGGGAAAGTGTATTCGCCAGTGCTGGTTGAAACAGCTTTTCTATACAAGCACATGCGCAGGGGAAGGTCCATACAAAACGACTGCAACGGGTTGCACGTTAGTGACACGAAAAGACCGATGAGCACACCCCATCGGTCTTTCTGCCGTTTAACATTTATTACTTCACGTATCGTGCCCTGACACCTGATGGAAGCATGGGATTTTGGAGACCGTATTTACGTTGCGCGTTGGTGGTGATCCAGAGCAAGCCATCTTCCAACTTGCGCAACAGGTCATGCTGAAGCATAAAATCCATGGCCCCTTTACCGATGAAATGCAGCACGTCTTCCTGTTCCAGTGCTCTAACATTGGTCAGCATGAACACCACCTCTTCCCGCGTTACCGGGTGATCACGTGTCGGCATACGCTCATGCACTCCATCCTTGCGGACTTTGTATTGGATCGCGTTCTTTACATACACGGTGCCTGCTTCGATCAGACCAGCCTCGATCTTGGCCAGCTGGCGCGCGTGGCGCTTCTGCGCTGATTTGATCTTCGCGAGGGTGACTTTTGTGGTTTTGGCTGTACGTGTCATGGGTCTGTCTCCTAAGTTTCTCTATCTGACATATATAGAATACCACACCCACGATTGTTTGCAAGAAAAAAGTTCATGTTTTTGAAAAAAATGCCTATCCCTAGCGTCCCATATCAGGACAAACCACCACCTTTCCTCATGAATTGATTGAGGTCTGCCATTATCTTCTGGGCCTTGTGAAAATCGCGAAACTGATGGGCTGCAATTTCGAGTTCCTGCTGGCGCTCAGCGTGTTCGACCGTATCCGTGTACTCACGATGCCCCCACCCCTGCTCACTGGCCTCACGATCAAGTTCGCCCTCATCACAAGGCAGATGCACGCAGGCCAGAAGCTGTGCCTCACTGAGGGATAGACCACCTCGTTCCACCTTCCTATAGTGCCGCCCGTCCGGACCCGGTTTGGATATACCGTTGGTGACGCGGCGCTCATAGGCGCGTGTCCCTTTTTTCAGTTCGTAATACAGGGTCAGCTTGTACAGGATGTGCCCCTTCAACGGGCCATAATTCTGGACGCCCATTGCCGTGATGACCGCGCTGACGATTTCCACCGGTTGCTTCGTGAGGGCGTGATACCCCTTATAAAAAAGTGTATATATTCCGTCGGCTTCTGCCCATTCCGGTAATGCCATGATCATATCCTCCTCAAAATTTCATACTAAGCCGAAACGGCTTGCGCATACAGGCCCCATACCCAACTTCATGGATGCGGGATCAGTGAGTTTGCGACCGCAGCACGCGCAGTATCCTGACATCCGGCCATATTCAGTGATCGTTTCCTTCGGGGTGCTTGCCAACCTAGACAACAGAAGGCACACATCTTTCGTCTCATCAGGATGCGCTTCCAATGCACGTGGCGATATTGTCATCCTACCGTCAATCACGCGACCGTACCACGTGTTCGACCCGTAGCGCCCGCCGTCCGTGATGTTCAGACTGCCGGGTGCCTTCGATCTGCTCCCCGCCATTGATATCTGGACCGGGTTACCTTCCGAGGTCTCCATGGTGATGCGTGGGTATTTCAGCCCGTTGCTTTTAGCGGTGTTCAGAAGATTTTCGACCCCTGTGAGGTCGCCAACTGATACCTGCGCCAGAGGCTTCTCGCCCTCCACGGCCTGCCGGTACAGTTTGCGCATCCAATAGTCCTGTTTGGATGTAAGTCCTCGCTTGCCGTACTGGGACAACAGGGACAGTGCAAACTCACGGCTGCGTTCGCTCAGCTTTGAGGTAAGCGCCTCAAGTTCCTTCGCGATGGCGGATTGTGGTAGATCGGATATGTGGTCCAAGTCCACCTGACGCTGTGCTCTTTGTGCTGCATAAGCCATTGTGATCATCCTTTCTCTTTTCTGACATGTACAGCATACCACAACCACGATTATATGCAAGAAAAAAATGAGAAGGATTATCTGCTCATGACAGGATCATGCCACCCGATCAAGCCCTCTCCCATTGGCTGCCTCATGCCTGTAAAACGCCACAACCCACTGCGCGGATATGTCTGAGCGCACGACATCCTCCGTGGTGAATTCCACCACGCCGACGGGCAGGTCAAATTTTGCAACCAGTTGCAATGCCATTGTCAATCCATCAAGGCTGTTGCCTTGTAAGTCGGACTGTGACACGTCGCCGCTGACGATCAAGGTGCTGCGGGCACCTACACGGGTGAGAAACATTTTCATTTCATGCGGCGTGGTGTTCTGGGCCTCATCCAATATGATGAAGGCGTCATCAAAGGTGCGCCCGCGCATGGTCTCGAAGGGTGCCACCTCTATCTTGCCAGTCTTCAAGAGGTGTTCAACATGCGATTTTCCAAGCGAGGCTTCCAGCACCTCAATGACAGGGACCGCCCAAGGTGCGATTTTCTCTTCCAGAGTGCCGGGGAAAAATCCCAAGCTGCGACCGGTGGGCGTATTCGGGCGTGATATCACAATTTTACGCACCTGCTTTTGGTCGTACAAGTCTGCGGCCTTACGTGCAGCAATATAGGTTTTTCCCGTACCAGCTGGCCCCACAGCAAATGTCTGCGAGTTCGTCGTGATCATGCTTATCATTTTTTTCTGGGTGGCTGTCTGGGCTTCCAAGGCTGGTAGCCTGATCTGCGCTGGGTTTTTTCGCCGGTAGGAGCTGTCTTCACGATCCCGTGCATTATCGCGTTTCTGCCGTTTGGAAGCCTGTCGTTTAGCCATCAAGTGATCTCCTCTTTTCACTTGCATTATATCGCACGTATTTGGCGTGCCAACCACATAGTCTCCTCCTCGGCGTGTAAAGATATTCTATTATTTATCAAGGCGTTCTAATATTTTCGTAATCAGGATCATTCATCAGGTCCAATAACGTCTTGCTCTGCTCCGATGAGGGCACCCATTCCCATTTTCTTATCGCCTCGTCAAACCTTATATACTGGCGTTTCTTCGCACCGCGCAGAAGGGTTATAGATTTGCACCGCACATCTTCCATGAGGTCTGGATCGGTGTTGCAGTTTGGGAGGTGTGTGCAGAAGCAAGCGATCAAATCTGCTCTCCTGAACCGTGAAGGATGGGTTTCGCGGAGGGTTCCCCACACCTTGTTCACGACCAGAGGGGTTAACGGGGTCATGCTATTTGTCCCTGCGCTTGCTGGATTTCAGAAGCTCGCGCGCCCCGCCCTTGAAGGCGTTCCGTCTTATCAGGTGTTCCATGATCATGCCGATGATTGGATAGGCACATATCAGAAAAATGATGATTACGATGCTCCAGAATACACTACCCATGCTGAAATCTCCTCTATATGATGCTCACTAGCGTTTCAGGAATATCAAAATCGTCATTCAGAACGGGCAGTATATCTTCAAGAAATAAACTGCTGAAATGGTCGTAGTCAGGTTCCCCGCCCGAGGCTGGCAAGTCCTGTTTACCCACGGTGATGTGTGCCACCATGTACGCTATATCTGGCCTCCCGGTGCGTGCATCACGAGTAAACGCGGGAAACACGATGTGACGTGTTAATTTATATACCTGCGCCCTGATGTCGTATTCAACTTCCATTGGCAATATCATTGCTCTGGCAGGCTTTCTTGCGCGCACGTGGGAAGGTATGGCAGGCAGAAGGGTGGACGTCGCCGTCGCTGCGACCGCTGTAAGAAATCCTCGTCTGTTCAGCTGTTTCATATCAGAAATCACCCGGTGCCACTTGGACGCAGGTGATGCCCAACCCTCGATAATATTTGACCATGCTGTCGCGATCCTCGAATACAAGGCGAGGTCTACCACGGTTCACAATCCACTCGCCTTTTAGCACGGTATCTGGCCGGAAGTCATTGTCTTCGCGCATGAGCAGCTGATCTGACGGCAACTGAAGCCCGTAGGTGTACAACCAATCCAGAGTGGTCTCACGCGCGCTCTCCCATCTGCCCGTCCATATCTCCACGCGATGTCCCATGGCGCGCATCCCGTACAGGATTTCCATGATCTCACTCTTCGGCGCATCCCCACCGCACGCGGCATGAAATTTATCCCATTCGCGGGCCTTCGCGTGGTGCTCCCTGTGGGTAGGGTCTGACAACGTGCCATCAAGATCAAATACCACGAGCATCACAGCAATCCTTTTTCTTCGAGCAGGCACTGTGGCGCTGTCACGGTCACGATGCGTGGGTTCTGCGTATCGCGGGTGTACTCGATCAGGCTGAGGGGCAGCCATACCTCCTCCGCGCCCTCATACTCTGACACCTTGATCGCTTTGTCCGTCATGTGGTGCAGGATGCATTCCACGTCTGCGATATCCGATCTCATGCGACCACCCATTTCCCGCTGGAAGTCTTCACCAGCAGGCCCATTTTCGTCATACGGTTCAGCATTTCTCCAGCGTGAGAAAGCGCGTATTTCTTGCCGTGCTCCCACTCCGGCATCCCAAACTGCACCAGCATCCTTGCCATGCACTGGCGTGTGATGGGCTGTGGTCTCTCCGACGCTGACGCCATGATGAACTGCCTGCGCATGTTTTTCATGTCATCAATATCGAAATCATCTGCGCTGGTTCTGCGCATGTCGTCTGCGGTGATCATGTTGGTTTTCTCCATGGTTATATCCCGGTAAGCAAACAATCTGTGGCGTTTTTATAGCATACTACACCTTATTTTCATGTCAAAGGGGCGTCACCTCCCGGCGGCGTGTCTTTTTCGGTATCGGCACATGATGAGGTTCGAATTTATAGGAAACGCTCGTTAGGCATTTTTGTGTTTCCTTTTCCAACTCCATGCATCGCTGCGCCATCTTCAGGCCACGGCAGCCCCATAGCGTGGTATAATCATCCGGTGAGATACGGGTGGCCAGTATCATCAGAGTTACACTCAGAGACGATCTGACGTTGTTTATGCGATATCTGATGCTCTGTATCATGTGCGCCCCCCGGTGCTGGGGTGCACGAGTGCCACGATTGCCCGCTCCATGCCGCCAAGCTGACCTTTCAGAGACATTATTTCATTATCTGCTCGCGCGAGGGACGTTTCAAGGTCACTCTTGATGCTCTTGAGACGTCGCACTTCTTCCTGATGGAAGGTGGTGGATGATTTGATATCCGCCAACTGGCGATATCGCTCCTCTGCGGTTTCGTTCAGGCGCGTGGCCAGACGTGTCTTCATTTCGATCTCTTGCTGGAGCTTCGCATTTTGCTGCCTCAGATCGTCGATCTCGCGCAATGCTGACATCAAGTCTCTCTCAAACGTGTTGGCAGCGCGGGTAGCAGCCGCCTTGGTCTGATATGTTGCCTTTGCCATGTTAATCCCCTCTTTTACTGTGAATGATGTGCCCGTCCTCTCCGGGCTGTCACCTTTTTACGGCGGTCGCCGGTATTTTAGGCCACCCGTTTCAGGCTGATGATGGTGAAGCCGTCGTCTGGATCACCCGAGACTGCGGCGATCTTCTCGGTGGTGTACAAGGCCGTGATGACCTCATCAAGTTTCGACCGGGAAGACCCGAGTAGGCAAAGGTGTTCCGTGAAGGCCGACACTGCCAGTGCCTGACTGTAGTAAGGAACGAGGTCAACACCGATGACTTCGAAAGCGCCGACATGTTCCCCGGCCTTGCTGGGTGCATCTGGCTTGTCAGGGTCATCATCTGTCCGATGCGCGTTGATGATCAGTGGTCCCACACCTGACGCTTTCGCTTCCATGAGGGTGTCATACCACTTGCGACCGACGCGCAGTGTAGTGAATTCCCGATCTTCAATGCGCTCAAGATCACTGGCCCCATGGCCTGCAAACAACAGGACAATGGGATCGTTGGCGGCATCCGCTTTTTTCGCTGACTTCTTCGTCTTGCGCCCGCCTTTGCCCTTGGATTTTCCAGCTTTTTCGCCAGCCTGCGTTGCAACGGGTTGCACTTCGTCCGGTGTGCTTTGATCGTCTGCCACATCCTTGCTTTCCGTGGCTTCGTTTTGCGGTGTTTCGGCGTTGTTTTTAGATGGTGCCTCGTCATCTTTCTGTGTGTCGCTCATTGCATAATCCTTTTTTCATGGGGTCGTGGTGCCTTTTACACTGCCATATGACCACAACGATTTACGGTGGCAGCTTTTCTTTTGTAGCGATTACACCAATTCATCACAACCCTGCATGGCTTGCTGTCCCCACGCGGGGCAGCCCAGTGCGGGGATCAATGGGATCAGCCATGGGCAGGCGGCGTTTGTCTGCCTCTTTGGCGCGGGCCATCATCACGCGACAAAACTCGCGACCCTCATCCGATACGTGATCGCGACCATATGCGTCTTCGCGATAACCGACGGTGGCGTAGTGCTCCCACATGTCGTAGGGGCCAGTGATGAGTGATTGCTTTTCTGCCTCATCCATGAACGCTTTTTTGTAATCCTTGACCCCTTGGGCGCGCCGATGCTCAGGCGTTACGTCAATGTTGGGGGCGAATACTGGTTCAATCGTGGCTGTCATGTCGAGGTTCCTTTCTTTGTCGCATCTGACATCTATAGAATACCACAACCACGATTGTATGCAAGCACTATTTTCATCATTTGAACGGTGTGTCGTTGACGAAAAACAGATGATCCCCGACCTGAATTTCAAACACATAATCATTCGCCCATGCAGGGTTTACATATGTTGCGTGATAGTGAGTGGCTTGGACCCACCGGGTCTCTGAGGTCAGTGAGCTTGCCGCGATATCCGTCGCGAGGGTCCACGCTTCCCCAGCGGCAGGTACGTCCGGTTTGCCATCAGATGTCCATGAAAATGCCCCGTGCTCATACACGACATCGCACACGTTGTCCGGGTACCTATCATCGGCAACCCGGTTCATTATCACATCTGCCACGGCCCCCTGCCCATCCACTGGCTCCGATCTGGCTTCAAAATAAATGGCCAAGGCAAGACACATCAGCGGGGTCATATCAGTGCCTCCAGCGCCACTTCCCGTCCTATTAGTGCACGCTCGTCAGATGATGATGTTGCCATATTTTCGTGACTGATTTGAATACCCATTTCAAACATCCTTGAATTTTGTGTTCCTGATCCTGCGAATATTTTTGGCTCTACGCCGCACCTCTTTGGCATGAAGTGCATCATGTAACTTTTTACGCGATGCGATCATGTGGTACTCTATCCTGACTGCGATATCTGCCATCATCTTGGGGGCGAGCCAACCCAGCACAAGGATACCAAGGATAACATCACCCATGTCAGTGCCTCCCCAGAATGTTGTATTTGTTGTTCCATAACTTCCTGCCGACGCTATGATCCTGCTGCTCTGCAAATTCGCACAGCCGGATGAACAGGCGATTTTCTGCTTCCTTCACCCGCTCGGCGATCAGCGCTTGGATCGCTTTATCTATCATGCTCTCAGACATTCCAATTCTCCCTCTTCGATGTGGCGTGGATGTGGTGGAAGCCGTGGGTGGGTGCTGTCAATAGCACCCACCCAGCTGCTCCGGCGTGGGCGTGAACCCGTATTTTCCTTGCAGGAACGCCTCGTCACCTCTTTCATGAGCAGAGATATCATGAGCATCAGCCCGGCAAAAATTGCCTTCCGGTATCGAGCACCACGGGGTGTCCGTATCCTCATACTGATATCTCGGCTCACCGTTCAGGGTGTACAATGCCGATATGGTCTTCAGCCATACCACACCGAAGTCGTTGGTGTAGATCACCTTGTCACCCACTTTGAATTTATGCTTCGCTGTGGTCATCTGGGGTTCCTCCTACTGCTAAAATTGCTGCTTCGCGCGTGCTCTTGCCCGTGACAATCTTGACGACGTGTCCCCCACTTGATCGTGAGGCACACCATGCAAGCCGCCCCTCACCGAGGGGGCGTTCCCCCGGCTTCAGGTGATCCATCCATGTGCGTATCATACTAGGACACTCCTCTTGCGGAAAGCGACCATCAGTTCGTCGAATTTCCCGGAGTTCAGCACGAGGTCGTCACCGTATGTGAAGTGCTGCACTTTATTGGCGTCAAATACGCTCGCAACTGCATCCGCGTCCCCGAGGATCAGGCGCATGTTGCAGGATGGGTGCGTGATATCCGCGTAATATACCCCCGCCTGCACTTCCAGCCGCAGTGTGTCGTATCCGATAAATGGGTTTGTAGTAGCCATTTTCAGTCCCTCCTCATTCTACATTGTCTTGGAGCAGTATGGCGGATGCCAGCACTGCGTTGCGTGTACGCTCATCGAGATCAAGCCATCCGAGTGGGCAGCACAGGTGCGCCCGATCCTCAGCGTCGATGATCACGTTGCCAACAGATATGCTCTGCATGGGTGCGTGCTTGGTGATGTTGCAATGGTCGCAATTTCCGATGTTCCCGATGTGGAACACGTCGTCCAGCGTCTCCGCTTCGATATCTGCGACGTGCGCGTATTTGCCGAGGTCACACAATGTGCTGATGTGCTCTTCCACCTTCTCCATGGCCTCGTCGCTCATGAGCATGGTTACCTTGGCGTATGAATGTGCAAGCTCTGAACCACACCAGCCCTTGTCGTTGATCAGTGCGGCGTCTGCTGTGCTCAGGCATATTTGGTAAATGCGGTATTTCATGGGTCCGTTCCTTTCTCTATCTGACCTCTATAGAATACCACACCCACGATTGTTTGCAAGGAAAAAATGCAACGGGTTGCAAATAATTTACAAAAAAAGCCCGTCACCGGAACAGAAGGGTGACGGGCAGTTGGAGGCAACTATGTGACGAGGATGTCAGAGATTAAAGAACACCGATAGCAGGCCATAGTCAAGTGATTTACCGTGACCATATTCACCGTGGTAATATTTCGCGCTCACGCCCATTTTGGTGGTGATCATCCTGTCAACGCCAAGACCCGCGACGTATCCACGTTTCTTGTCGTAGCTGCTCGGCCCCGCGAGGGCATAGATCAGTGTTTTCCCGTAGCCAACGCCAGCCTGTGCTTCTGCATTGAACAGCCACGCATCATTTCCAAAGTTGTAAGTCGCCGATCCCACGGCACCGATCACCACGGGGTAGAAATTGTGCCGGTATCCGAGGTATGCCGTGCCCGCAGCATCCGTGCGGCTCCGCTTCGTGGTGTGCGTGCCAGTTTGCAGCGCCATCCCATCGGTAAGCCATGTCTGGGTGATATCACCGGCACCGTTACGCCGGGAAGCACAGTCCCGTGAAAAGCCGCGACAGCTTGGTAGGGTGTTCAAATCAGGATTACCCACGAGTTCTGGTGGCAGGTCATAATCACCCGGAGGCAGATCAGTCACCGTCGGTGTCCTGATTTTCTGTGTCGAGTGCAGGACGCCTGCGCCCGCGCCGATCAGGGGGCCTGTCCATGGATCGGATTTTTGTGGTGCAATCACCACGGAGTCTAGGATAGTCGTGGTGATGCTACCCGCCTTGGCCGATCCCGTGTAAATGGCAAGAGCCACAAGGGCGGAAAGCGCCGCCACGATATAGACGATATATTTTTTGATGAATTTCATTTCAGTTTCCTTCTTTGGTTTGGCCGTTATTGGCCGGGGTGGTTTCTGTCTCCGAAATCGTCACGCGCACTGCCTTCACAATTCCGCGCCTTCTCTCACGTCGGTATGCATTCGGGTCGCCTTGGAATCGGTTATAATAATCTATAGCGTCTCGCCGGTACGTGAACACTCTTGCCCACAGAAACCATTCGTCGCAGTTGTAATATTTCATTTTTATCCCCCATGCGCATTCTGGGCGCGAGGGTTTTGTTTCTCTGTTCATGTTTCTGTCTCCGATAGGGCGGCGCGGGCGGCCATCTGCCACCATAGCAAATTGCGCGAGTGATGGTTGCACGCTATTTCGTCCAACGCCTTCCGCAGCCGTTCATTCTCGGCACGCAGAGCGGTGATTTCGTCACTGTCTAAGACGAGCATCATGGAAGCCCGGATGTACTTCACCAGCCCCCGGATCGGTATCGTGCTGGCGTTGTGCCAATTTCCACCGACAGCCCCTGAATTATGTGGCGAAATGTACATGCGGTCAGGTAATTTATCAGCCATTTGACTTCCCCTTATACAACCCAGATATCAGTTCATCGAGTTTCCGTAGTCGTGCTACGTTTGCACCGTACAATGAGACTTCAGTGGCAACCGCCAGCAGAGGTCGCAGGTCATCCAACTTGGAGGTGAGAACCTTGTATTCGGCAACAACTTCATGAATGGCCTGCCTTGAGACGAGTACCATTACGCCATCCGCGTCAGCTTGCTCGTAATCCATAAGCGCATTTAAAGCCCCGCTCATTTCATCGTTCTGCCCATCTGGTTTAGTCATCGGTCGGCTCCTTTGTGGGTGTGAATAGGGCGTAAACCGCAAGCCTTGCCCGGCTGATGCCATCAAGAAATTTTCTCTGGTTCTCCATGACTGATTCTGAATAATTGCCTTCGGCGCTGATCCCGTCGCTATCCTCGTTTGCGATTATTTCAGATAGTTTATCGAACGCTTCCCGCAGCGCCGCCTCTCTGGCCTCGGCTGCTACCTCATGTGCGGGGCGGATGGTGATTTTTTCAAGATAGCGCTTATCGAAATCCGCCTGTGCTGCCGCCTTAGCCAGTGTTTCAGTATCTTCCAGCCCGGTTCTGTTGCTATCATACCCCACGTGCCAGCGCCACTTACCTCCAGAGCATTTGAATACATCATACCGTCCAACGTCGGTCACGCAATAAAGCCCTTTAAGGTCTTCGACCCACTCCATCGGCTTGACGACTGCCGCAAGATCGGATTTCTCGGTCTTCTCGTTCTCAGCCTTCCATTGTTCAAATGCCATTTCCACCAGCACCTCTTGCTCGATGTCATGCTCATTGGCGGCGGACATGATGAGGAGGTCAATCACGGCCCCCTCCTCGGTGACACCGTGGCCTTCTAAGGATGAGTTATCATCGCCGTTCCACCACGCGCTCCAGTCAAATGAGCGAAGTGGCCCCGGAGGGCACACATGCTCTGTGATAATTCTAGGTTTCATCAGAAGGCCATCCTTATCATTTCGTAATCCTTGCGGATCAGCTGCCGCCCGATGCGCTCCAGCAACCGGGATTGTATCTGGTTGCGCTCGTGGATTGCGTGCTCTGGCAGGTAGCCAAGGCGCTCGTGTTGCGCTTGAATGCGGCTCAGGGCCTGAAGCTCAGTCTGACTGTGCAAGGTTGCCTTCGCCAGTGTGATAACTGCCCCTGTGTGGTCATTACTATCGACCTGTTCGGCGATCAGTTTTGCGGCTTGTAGCGGGTTCATGAGAATGCCCCCCGATACTGGCGCTTGATCTGCTTCTGAAGTCTGCGCTTGGTCCTTTTCAGGTGCTCCAGCTGGCCCCGCAGGCGATCCAGTTGGTGCATATCCATCATGCCGTATGCGATGATCTTCTGTGCTTCCGTGATCTGCATGTCGATCTGCGCGAGTTGTGATAAATATTTCATTGGTCTGTCTCCTAAGTTTCTCTATCTGACATATATAGAATACCACACCCACGATTGTTTGCAAGAAAAAAGTTCATGTTTTTGAAAAAAAGTCCATGTGTTTGAAAAAAATGACCCCACACACTCGCGCACATGGGGCCTTGGATCGGAAGGGAGGTCAGGAGGTCTCCCTCCCGACCCTATATCATCCGGCCTCTGCCTGAGTTTCTTCCGCAGGCTCCGCCGAAAGCGCGTCCAGTTTGACCATGAGGGCGTCCGCGCCGAACCGAGCGATGGCCAGATCAAAGAAGGTATCCATATCAAGATCGGTACCCTCCGCGTTGTTCATCCAGTCCCCGCACATGTGCACAAACGCTTTGTTCAGGTCGCCGTCTTCCACCAAGGTCTTGGCGTGATCGAGGGCAGCGGTAACCACGTCCGCATCAGCTTCCAACACCTTGAACCGGAAGGTGGTAGCCTTCACGGTATCGGCGCGGGTGGCAATCTCGTAGTTTTCCTTGACGTGCTCGATCAGCGCATCACGGGTTTCTGACTGGGCCAGCGCCAGCAGGCTTTCGATGTTTGCCTCCAGCTGATCAACCGGGATACGGGCCAAAACAGCCGCTTTCGACCAGCCGATTGCATCCAGACTGGCCACGTTGATGCCGATCTGTTTGAACGTCTGGAAAATGTCGATCAGGTACCGCGCCTTGCGATATTTGATGTCGAGATATTTCTCGCAGAAATCTTCGAACCCTTTCTTGCCTTCGAAGCCGTATGATTTGTACATGCCGGTTTCGTTGATATAGGTCAGCAAGCACCCCTGATCATAGAGGATGCGGTTTTCCTGAGAAATCAGGTCTTTCACGGCCTGCACTGCATCCTTTTCCGCAGTCAGTTCGTTGACCCGATCCATATCAGACACGGCGGTGACAGGTGCGGTGGCTGGCACCATATCGGGCATGGTAGAAACCACCTCAGTATCTGGGGCTTCAGTTTCAGGTGTTTCCGCTTCATCGGTGGCGGTTTCGTCTGCGTCTTCTTTGGCTTCCTGTTCCGCCAGCCATGCAAGGATCACGTCGCGCTTGTTTTTGACCAGCATTTTTGCAAACCCATCGGGGACTGCAACGCCATATCGGCTCGCGATGTCCACGAGTTGAGGCCCGGTCATTTTTTTGACTGCGGCTGCGGTGAAATCATCTTCGAAGACTTCCGCAGGTGCGGCGGCTTCAGTTTCCGGGGCAGCTTCCGTTGTGTCTGCTTCAGCCGGGGTAGGTGTGGGGTCTTCGATGTCAAGAATTTCTGAGGGGAAAAGGGTGTCCCCAAGCACAGCATCGCCCTCTTTCCATACCTCACCATCGGCGTTCAGCCGCTGGCCCTCTTCGTTGATGGCGACGACCGTGTACCCGGCACCGTTTGGTTTGATGTCCGCGATGACGATACGCTGCCCCTCTGGAAGGATGGCTTCCATTCCTTCCTCCAGATCGGAATATCCACCGAACGTGGCGATCATTCCGACTTTGATGTTCTGCGTGTTAGATGTCATTGTGTGTGTCTCCTGACTTTACATTGTTGATGATGTACACGATGGCGCTCATGCCCCCCTGCACTATGCATACAATACCACAACCACGATTATATGCAAGAGAAAATTGCAACGGGTTGCACGCTGCACTGTATATCCTCGCTAGTCGTTCACCGGATTGACCCCTTTCATGGCTTTTTGCTGATATTTCAAAAGGGTGAATGCGTCAGCGTGATAATACGCGGCCCCGAGCATGGCGATCCCGGCGGCGTCAGCCTCATCTTCCTGCGTGATGTCAAGCCCCCATAATTTATAGAGGCCAAGGGGTATCGCGTTCTTCGGGCTGTTTCCCTTCGATGTGACATACATTTTCAAGGTGTTTGGTGATACCAAAATCAGCTGCACCCCTTTGTGCCGCAAGCCGAGTTTCACGGCCCCACCACATTCACCCGTGGTGTGCGCCTGACTGGCGCGCGACCCGAAGGAATATCCCTCTATCGCTGCCGTGCGGATGTCATAAAGATCAACCACTTCCTTGATGTTCCTGTAGTGCTCATCAATTCTGACCACGCCAGTTCCTTTCGGCTTGTACAGCCATGTTTTGATGTACCCATCCCATGCAACGGCAAAACCTATTTTGCTGGCGGAAGCGTCTATACCTAACACGGGATGCGGATTGGTGACATGCGTGCAACGGGTTGCACCCTCCAAAAAAATGGCGCGGGCCGGGGAGGCTCTATCTCTGATCTGCATGGTTATTCCCTCAAATTGAAACAAATATGTGCTACGGGGCACTTCTTCGCGAGCGTGCTATCACTTGAAATACAGCGTTCGCGTGGGGGCACCGCGCGGGCTGCGGTGTGCCGTTTTATCGTCTCTGCGGTGGCATAGCACGCTGCGACCGTGGCTTGGCTCGCCGGAGTGGTGGCGTCAACATGGTATTCCTTATACACCCGATTATTCTTGTTCTTGTTGAACGCGCCGCCCCACTTGAATTGCTTTCTGCCATAGATAATGACCGCGTGGGTGTGCACCTTGAACCCCTTCCTGCGCAACATTTCACGATACATCAGCACCTGCGCCACGTGATCAGGTACCGGCTGCGTGAGATCGTCGAACATGTCAGGTGTCATGGACTTGATTTCATTGACCAGAAGATAATCTTGCGGAAGTATGAGGGTAAGATCAGGCGATCCCGTGAGCATGTAATCATCATCAAATAGCACCGGTTCATGGTACACCGTGAGCGGGTGTTCACATTTCGCACATACGTGTTTTTTGTTTGGCATATCCCCCAGATGCTCAGCATGTCCGCACTTGCACTTCCATGATCCGTAAATTCCCTTGCCCTCCCGGCTGGCTATGACGCCCTTACGAATATGATCCTCCGTGGCGCGCCCCTGTGCCCACATTATTCTGTGCCCACCTGATACATTTTCCCAGTGCTCAGTACCATGTATCTGCATCAGGACCGAGCGCCGCTGGCAGGACATATTTATCAGGGACGACACGTGCATATACCCGTCTGTCCCGGCGTCTCGTGAGCGCTCTGGTCTGGTGTCGTACCGGTCAAGAAATCCCAGAACATAATTCTCCACCAGTCCCGGCTCCTCGGTGTGAGGGTTTAGGATGGAGGCACCGTCATTTGACGCTGGAATGTTTTCAACATGAGCCTCACCCCGCGCCGCGCCAATCAATCCTTTAAGAAGTCCCATCCCTATCCCTACCTCGTAATTCCTGTAATTCCTGAATAATGCCATCAAGCGCCCACTGAGGCACAACATACACGCTGCGTGGTGTTCCCGCGTTGTCTATCTCCACGTCCACGACTGGTACCTCCCCGGAGGCCAGCGCCTGTGTTTCGATCTTGTCAATGATCTGCGCGGTCACCGAAAAAGATTTATTTTTCGTTGTCTTGCTTTCAACCCGTACCACCGATTTTACCCGAACGTCACCTTTTTCGAAAATTCCACCCCCAGATTGCTTCGTGACCCGACCGCCCATCCGTAAAGCGGTGCTGGCCTCCTGCTCTTTGGAGCGCCTGACACTGGCGTGCTGCCGGTTACCACCGCCCAATCGTTTTGGTGTTGGTAAGGTCACAGATACTCCTCTTTCAGATCACATTTTACCCGATACGCCCGGATCAGCTGTTGCTTGAAAGCGTCGTAGAATTCATCATCGGAATAAAAATAATCCGCGATTTCCTGAAGCCTACCAAATTTTGTATCGACGTCGTTCACCCGCCACGATGACCCGCCGCCAGTGATCAGGTCGTGCTTTCGTGCCCAGTTTATCACGGTGCGGGCCTCATCTATGAACCCCATGCCCAGAGGATTATCCGGGTTTCGTATCATGGTGAATTCACCCTCGCGGATACCGACGCCGATCTTCGATTTGTCCACCTTGAAGGCATGTTCGTTGTAATCAACGATGTGATTGCCCTCAGCATCCTTGCCCATTTGCTCTTTGTTTTTCATTTCAACTTTTGTGGATGCGGTATAGTGCTGCGCCTCACCACCGGGTAGGACGCGGGGATCACCGAACATCACGCCGATTTTCTGCCGCCATTGATTAATCCACAACAACGCCGGTCTGTGTCCGCGCCGACGCTCTGAATTCAGCTTTGCGCAGGTGACCCTGCAAAATCTTGCGATCAGCTTCCCCTGCTCCCCAACTGTCAGGTCTTCCATAGACTTGTTCAGTTCTTTCATGGGGGTAAGGGCTGCCAGACTGTCAACCACTATGCACGACACTTCATTTGCAGATACTGCTGCGGCTGCAAGATCGAGCGCTTGCTCCCCGCTGTCAGGCTGGATCAAGGCGAGGCGGCTGTTGTCGATACCGTGACGTTCCCCCCATTCGGGCTGGTAGGTGCCCTCAATATCGACAAATACCGTGGCCATGTCAGGATATTTCTTTTGCGCTGAAGCCAGCGTCCGCATACAAATGGTGGTTTTGCCCGATCCGGCCCGCCCGTATACCAGTGATACGGCACCTTCCGGGAACCCACCGTGCAGCGCGAGGTCAAGGGAAAACACGTTCGTGGGTATGTGCTTGAAACGGGGCCGCAATTCTGCTGCCCGGATTACGTTCGGGCCGTGTATCTTTGATACCTGCCCCATGAGGGCACCGAGTTCCCCCCGCTCTAGAAACGCCTGACTGGCATCAACCAAGTTCTCCGCAGGTGTTGCTTCACTGGCGCTCGGGGGTTTGCGATCACGTGTCATATTCATTTTCTTTCTCAAGAGACTTGTTGGCCGGTTGCGACCGCCAGTTCACGACGGCACATTTCATCCACTTGGGCTGATAGCATGTGATACACGCGCTGGACCTCTGTGGCTTCCGGTAGGCACGGCATTTCCACCGACACCTCCACGCGGGCTGAATTGTAATCACCCAAATTCTGTGTGACTGATCCGGATACGCGGACCCGCGCCGGGGCGGTGTGAAATATCGGCACCCTGATTTCCTCAAGGGTCTCCGCTTCATTGCCGTATGCTGTGCGTCTGGCTATGGCGTACCCAATCACCCCGGTGAGTGGCTGATCATCTTCAGATGGTGTGATATCCACCGCCCGTGGGGTTCTGTCTCGGATTTGTGCGCTCATTTTTTGCCCCCTTTCGTATCGGCAAATTCAGGAAGGCCGATGCTTTTTCGTGCGGTCTGCATGACAGCGTAGAGATTGCGGCGCTGCGTTTCGTGATCATTTCGATAGTATGCGACCTCCGAAAGATGCTGGCCCAGCACGAGGAGTGCAGCCTTAACCTCTTCTGCGGTATAGACCTCCACGGTCTGAGGAACCTTGACACCCATCTGGTTCTTATAATCCCGTGTGATTGGATAGTCTATCGCGGTCACCACCGGGGCAGGGAAACGCCCGTCATTAACCCACCGGTAGAACATCTTCGGGGTTCTGCCGAATACCTCAGCGACTTCCATCTTTGTGAAAACCCACCGGTAAGCGTCCCCGCCCGGAAGGTGTGTCATGCGCGTCTTTCCAAAGTCATCAAGATGGCTCAGGTTCTCGCGTGGATCGCGCAGGGACATGCCGGTTTTCTGGCGGTACGAGGCTCGCGACCTGTTCTGCGCCTTGTTGCGATATATTTCATCCGTTTCGTACCGGTCTGCACGGCGATTATTGCGGTCATCTTTCTGGGTCATGGTGTTCTCTCATATTTTAAATTTTCTGGCTCTCGACTATCCTACACCCGGTTGTGTGATAATCTACCCTCCGTTTATCAAACATGCGGCGTGAAATCGGACAGCTAACGTCCAGCGGGGTGATCCAGTACGGTTGCGGTTTTCCCTCAAGGGGGCGGCGGATACGGCCTATAACCTGTGTGGCTTCGCTCTGTGGCAACACGTCAATTCCACAATCGAGACGAGGGACGTCGATCCCTTCTTTGAACATGCCATAGGTTGCGAAGATCAGCTGACTGTGTTTTTTTATGTGATCAAACTCCTCTTTCTTCACCTTGATACGCTTCGTTGTGACCAGCCGCCAGCCGTTATTCGTATTGGTCCACTGCCGTTGCAGTTTCTCCCCGGTAAATTGGCCGCAAGCTGTTTGTGGTACCCCTTGTCTGATGCATTCCTCCATCAGGTCTTGCAGGTGGTCCACATATTTTCCGATGATCAGCATGTTCCTTCCGACAGCGTAATTCCTGCGTATAAGGTCCACCAGCATGGCGTTGCGATCAGGGTCCGATGCGAGGCATTTGGCTCTCTGGATCGGGCTGTTGCCCCATAGTTTTCTCTGCGTTTTGTATCGCTTCACGTACACCGAACATGCCAGCGCGGTCGCCTTTGACGTCACCCGCAGGGGTCCGATGTGGTTGAACGCCACCTTATCCATACCATCCCGCCGCTTGATCGTGGCAGAAAAACCCCACCGATAATATGCCGGAAAAAGTGGTACGCATTTGCTGAGGAGTGGAGTGCCAACGCGATGCACCTCGTCCACAATGACGGTGCCGAACGACTGATAGAAGTCACGTGGATAATCTTTCCGCTGTGACAGGCTAGGCATCAACCCGACAACGAAATCCTTTCCGATATATTCACAGGTTGGACCCTGCACTATACCGATGCGAGCCTCCGGAACCCCGAGCTTGTCCTTGATTTCGTCAAGCCATTGGTCCCGCAACCGCTCAAGATGCACCAAAACAAGTGTCTTCCGTCCCATTTCTGCGGCGGCGTCAAGGGCGCATACTGTTTTTCCGGAACCCGTCGCGGCCTGTGCCATGAAACTTCCATGTGCTCTGGCGGCGTCGTGCAGGGCGAGTATAAATTTCTTTTGCCGTTCAGGTTCCTTGACCGCTGGATGATTTGGATCAGGTCGTTTTGGTGTGGGTAATATATCTTCGCCAAATGTCCTCTTGTCTGTGTAGGACAGCCAAGGGAACCGCTCTAAGGCATAGGCGCGGGGTATACCGAGCAGGGCGCGCGAGGGGATGTCCTTGTACATGCGAATGGGTTCGTCAATGTCCTCAGCATATGGCGATTTTATCGTGAGCAGTCCCTTTTCCTCCCGCACGCCACGCTCACCTCCAAGTGCTGAATACGGCACGTAAAACCACCCTGAAAGGGTGGCGGCGTCTACGTGAGGTGGGATCAATTGGTTCATTGTGCAACCCGTTGCAAAATACGGTGTATCTGTAGGAGTGGGGGGACGTGACGTATATCTGATCATGCCAAATATGTGTCGCGCCCTCCCCTCCACTGGTTTCGTTGACATTTAGAGGCCGTCTTGAAAACAGAAAAGTCATCCAGCCTTTGAGCTACCCCCTAGAACGGTATTTCGTCATCATCAATTGTTGCGGATGCGACGGCAGGTGGGTTCTCAGTCTGCGGTGGTGTGCGGTCTCTCACCGGCGCTGCCATTGTCATGGGTGGTATGCCGGGTTGTTGTGGCTGAGCACCGGGCTGGATCGTAGTGGGCTGTATGCCGGATGTGGGCTGGATACTTCCTGACTGCGTAGGCGCAAAGGCCCCAATGGTCGTGGGGGCAACGGTCGTGGGGATGGGGGCAGATGCTCCAGCTGGGGGGTGTGCTCCAACAGGCGGGTATCCTGCGGGTGGCTGGGCCACTGGCGGCGCGTTGTTGCCCCATTGGCTGCTGTCATCACCCGCATAGGCCCCGAGCGGGGGTGATCCGCCCCACCGCTGACGCATGGCTTCCACATCAGGGCGCTCAAGAAACTCTGCATACTCAAAGGGCTGCGCCATGTGACCGGCAGGGTATTTTTCGATGGTTTTTCGCTGTTGGTTCACATAGGTATCAGGCCCCATCTTGTTCATCTGGGTCAGGTAACCAACGATGGCTTCATCCGTGTGCTGCTGAGGTTTGAAAGTGCCGTCCAGTATCTGAGAAAGCCCGTCAATCGCGCCGATCCGGGGTGAGCGCTGCCCGTTCCGGAACATGCGAAGTTGAAGGCCGCGAAGGGTGCCAAACATTTCTTTGAGTTGATAGAAATCATTGTGCTGACCGACTTTAACCACCAACAATTCGCGCGTCGGATGGATTTGGCGGTTTTCCTTTTTTGACCAGTACCCCTGAAGGTTCAGTACCGTCAACAACATGACATAGGCACTTTCATCCGTGCCGTTTGGCGGACATAATGGGCAGTTGTCAAACTCTTTGGCGCAAGGCACGGGGATTTGTTTCCACCCCTTGTCGTTCGGCATCATGTGTTCAAAATAATGAGGGCCGGGTTCCGCGTCCAAGATGATGATATCACCGATGTGACCGGCACCGTTCTGATCCGGGGCGGATTTCAGAAAGAACCTGTTTGGCCATTTGTATTCTTTTTGCCGCTGCTCGCGGCGAATTTCATTGTCATGCTGCACGGCTTGACCTGTGGTGCGTGCCGCTTGACCTGTCTTAACCCATGAAAGGTCACGCTGAGGGCGGGTACCCTGTGGAACAGATGCTCCCCCGAGTGGGGCACGAGGTGGTTGTATAGTCATTTTTATTACTCCGAGGTTCGTGGACTTTTTGGTCCTGATGGGCGTGTATGGCCCTGTTTTGATATTATCGGCCTGCGTGGCCTATTTCTTCGTTCACTGCGTGTAGAACACCTGCCAATATAGCAGAGGTTTCAGTGTCAAAGCCAGAGGATATCAGCTTAAATTGGTTTATTTGTTCCTTGCCATCCCAGAAATGGCAGCCCCCTTTTTCGAGGGAAACCAATATGCCCGGTTCATCCATTTTCAAAGTGCGTGAGGATATCAGAAACAGGCGTCTGCCGGTGCTCGTCATTGTGGTGACGCAACCATCCCGCATGAGGCGGGAAGCTATTTCTTTCACGACTGATGATGTATCTGGCAGCATTTCGTATGCAATCCCCTGTTGCACGATGTGACATACCACCTCTACTACGTCACAGTTTGTTTGTCAATCGTATACTAGGTACTACGTGAAAATAATTTCTTCGGCTTCGGCACGGGAAACTGCCCCGTCGTCATGGTCACGATCTGCTCCATGGTGAGATCATCCGGATCGGTAACCCCCTCGGGATACTCAGGCACATACACGGGCATGTGTTCCGCCAGCATCCATAAGGCTCCGCTCTCAACGTCCCTCCGGACTTCCTCTTCCCCGTTCGATAGCACCCTGCCTGTCTTTTTCATTTTGCCGAATATACCGGCATCACCCGCCGGGTCAGGGTCCAATATCAGGTGGGTGGGCCGCGCCCATTTGCGGAGTATGGCTGCCTTTCCGGGTGTCACCTCTGACCCCAGCAACGCCCCGACATTGTATATCGCATCCGCACCCTCGGTCAGAAATCTTGCATAGGCGAACAGGCCCTCGACAATAAGGGTCTGCCTATCCGCTTTCCATGTGTGTTCACCCAAAATCAACATGCGTTTCGGCAGATTTGCGTAATCGAGCACCTTCGGTTTGTGATCTGGAATTACGGTCCTCCCGGTAAACCCATAGAGCCGCCCCTCACGATCCCGGACGGGAAATACGATGCGCCGTTTGTCTGGATCAAAACGGATGCACGCCCGGTCGGCTGCCTCTTGGCTGACACGCCGCTGCTCCATAAATTCTACGGCTTCGCTGTGTGCTGATATGTCATCGAAGATATCAAGGGGATCGTACACGTCTGGGTCCAGAGGCTCCGGTAGCGTTTCCACGCTGCATTGAATGGCGCGCTGCTCCCATGGTGGCAGCATTGTCATGCGCAGCATTTCGATCTTATTGATGTCGTTTATGACTGGTGTGTAATCCACCTGCCGCAGCCGCCCAAGCTCTTTTGCGAGGGTGTCTATGCGACCGTGTGATTTACAGGCGGGGCAAGTGAATGCTGACAGCCCCCCATCCTCTACCTTCACGGCGAACCCCTGCGAACGGTCAACGCCACCTTTGTGCTTCCAAGGGGCAAATGGGCAGGATGTGTGCCCCCACCCTGAATGGTTCGGCGTGCCCATTTCAATGTTCAGGCGTTTCAGGATGAGGCGAAGATCGTTTTCTTTCATTACGTGCAACCCGTTGCAAATAATGGGGCGTCTCCGGACAGAAACAGAGACGCCCCGCGCTGGCCAGTTCTACTATGTCAGACGAGAAAGGTGGCCAGCGAACTCGTCAAGTATGAAGGTGCTCAGGCTTTAACCTTTTTCACGCTGAGCACGGGATCAGTTGCTTTCGCCGTTGATACCATCGCCAGCACGTTTGATCCACATTTTTCTTTCACCGCGCCTTGTGTGGCCGATACGGTGGACAGGAAAACCGGAAGCTCGACGGCATTATACAGTGCAGCAACATCAATCGTAGTCTTCTCGCCTGCGGCGATGACAGCTTCGATCAATTCATTATCCACTTCGTGGCGAATGTTTTCGATGCCATGCTTGGCCATCAGGCTGTGAAGCTCTTTTTTCTTCGCAGCTTCAATACGTCCCTGCCGGTTCTTCTCCGCGTTTGCGCGTACAATATCTGCGATCAATTCGCGGGCGATGTCAACGGTCGTGGCAACGGGCACTTCCTCGGCGACGTTTATCGCGCGTGGAGTGCGGGACCGTACTGTGACGCTGGCCTGTGGTACTCTCGTCATGATAAATCCTTTCTCTGTTATATCTGACTACTACAAGATACCACACCCACGATTATTGTCAACACATATTTTCCATTTTATACGGTAATTATGAGGTGAATTACGATGTGAGCACGAGGTGTTGACGCCGCATGGCCCCAGTTACATCGCGAACCGTATAGTCCGGAACGTCGTTGTTGGCCATGAACCGATCCCATACCGCTTCTTCATCACGATCCCACCACGGCGGGCGTGCGACGTGTTCTGCAACTGCGTCCTTCATGGATTGTTCAGCGTCCCCGAGTTCCGTGCTGTCTGCCAAGTTTCTGCCCCACTCAGGATCAGAGATAATCGGCAATGGTGGAGTGAGACCGAAAAATTCTTCAAGCGGCGGATTTTCCATTATCCATTTCAACCACCCCATGCCTTCGATGTAATAGTTCTCATCAACCTCTGCGATCAGCTGGTCATGGATAAACCCTACGGGCCGGATCAGATTTGGGTCTGCCTGTGCTGCCAGTCGCGTCAGTGCCATGACCCCCAAGTCTGAGCCAAAATTCTGCACCGGGCTGTTTATCGCGTTGCGTTCTGCGCCTGACATGACCTTCCAATCTTCAGACCATATGGATGGGAGGTGGCGGGTCAACCCGTGGAGTGATTTCACGTAACCGTTGGCGTGAACGAATTCTTTCGTTGCCCGGTGCCATTCCTCCAAACCGCTATACGTTGAGAAAAAGACGTCCCTGATCTCTTCTGCTTCCGCAAGCGTGAAGTCCACACCATACTCCGTTTTTGCGACCTGCACGAAAGTGGGTGCCATGGCCCCGTAGATGTATCCGAAATTCGTTGGCTTGGCGTTCTGGCGATGTTTTTTGAAAAATGCCCTGTCCTGCCCCATGAATTGCTCAATGGTCATGCGCAACACGAGTGCTGCCGTGGCAACGTGAATATCAAGACCGTCCCGATAGATTTGCAGCATGGTCGGTTCGTTTGCCATCCACGCGGCGATACGCAATTCCGCTTGGCTGAGGTCCGAGGCGATCAGCATTTTACCCGGTGGTGCAATTATCAGTCTCCGGAAGGCTTTCGCAAATTTACCACGCTTCGGAAAATTCTGTCCGTTCGGATCAATAGACTGGGTTCTCTTGGTGTTCGTCTTGAAATTGTACTGCGGAAGGATCACGTTCCTTGGCTCCGGGTCCAGCGCACCCTGCTCACCTTTTTTTATGACTTTTTCAAACCCCTTGGCGTAAGTGTCCAGCATTTTCGTGGCTTTTGCGAGTTCGATGTACCTCTCCACGAACCTGCCACCCGGTCCCTTTTCAGTCAGGAAATAGGGCAGATGCGTTTTTGAGGAGGTTGACGGAATTCTGTCGCAGCGGCGCGGCTCATCTGCGGTTCCGTCCGTGAACACTTTCGGCTTCAGGCCAAAGCCGTCCCCCTTATGGAATTTGTCATTTTCATCCCAGTATCCGAACAGGGTGTCTATAACACAATCCGCTCTTGAAAACTTGAAACCTTGTTTGTCCCCGAGATACTTCCTGCGGACTTTTGCTGGCACCATGCGGACAAGCGCGCGTGTCTCCGTGGCAACGAATTCCTCCAAGTCTGCGCGGAAAATCTGAAGTGCGGCTGTGTCGAAAGTGAACCCGTAGGTCTCCGTCACTTTCGTGAAGGCGAGCAGCCCGCGCATGTGAACCTTACGCATGACGTGAAGGTTTCCCTTGTCCTTCATGAGCATCGGCTTCAGCGCCTGTGCCAGCCTGAAGGTAGCGTCACTATCTCCACCAGCATATTCCCGCATTCCGGCCCTGACGATCCTTCCGCTGGCGTCGTATTCCGTTTCCGGAGGGACGGCCATCATGTTCGATTTATCCACGGTTTCATTGAAGTGATCCGCATATCCTGCCATCGCGGGCACGTATATCCGGATCAGATCGTCCAGACTGTAGGTCATGAAATTTTCATTCACGAACCGGGCCATCAACTCGGTGTCCCATTCCCAGCCGCAAACTTCTATCCCCATGGAGCGCATGACCTTGAAATCGTATTTCGCACCCTGCCCTATTTTCTTTATGAACGGGTTTTCCATGAGCTGTTTCAGCTGGCCACGCAGGCGCAGGATATCCGCTTCTGTTTGATCTGGAAATTTCTCAGGAAAATAATCTGCACACACACGGCACAGGAATGTCTGCCCGCTTTTCACCGTAAGCTGAACCGTGATGACCCGGAAATCCTCCGCTAGGGGATTGAGACCTGTTGTCTCTGTGTCCCATGCAATCGCCGTCGGCGGGTTATCGAGCAGAAATTGCAAGTCTGTTACCCACCGATAATCCGTGGGGATATCGGCAAGGGTTGCCACATCCCAATCACCTCGTTTGACCCGGCTCAGGGTGCCTAAGTCTGCATCCATGATCGGGCGGTAATCCGGTTGTATGGAAACCAGTTTGGGTGACAGCATCGGGAACACGGGGGCGGAAACGCCCGGTATATCCACTTCCCGAGGTGACATGATCTCGCCGTCAGCACCTAGTTTGTAAAGGTGGGCATCAGACAGGTCGTGAAACATGCCGCGACTTTTCGTGATTGCCATGGATTTACCGGCGAGGGCACGCAGCGCATTGTTCCCCGTGGCGATGATGAGTTTGGGGTTCATGTGATCAATTATCCTTCGCACCTCACGCGCGTAGGGCTTGATAAAATCCCATTCCTTCTTTTTGGATTTTCCAACTGACTTAGGAATTGGTGGGCACAGCCCGATGAAATAGAAATCCTCCTGTTGGAACCCGTGCTCAAGTGCCATCTGTGCCCACATCTTGTGGAGCGGCATTTCCATCGGGAGTGACTGGCGTGCAGCCACTATGCTGGGTGCATCACAAAGAACCAAAATTGGTGCATCTGCGTTGCCACGCTGTGGATGTCCCCATTCTTTTTGGACTTGCTCAATCTCGCGGTCATGCGCGTCACCCCCGAAAAGTGGGGTTGCTATGGTTGTTGAAATAGTCATACGCGGCTCCATTCATTTGTGACCGGCTGATCGCCCTGCGTTCCGTCATACTCGCCGTCAGGATCGTTGTCCCCACCGTCACCTTCGTCAATAAAATCCATGTTGAAAGGGGAATGCTGGAAATTGGTTTCAAACCCCCAGTAATCTTCACCATGCCTGTTTTTTACGACAGTGTATCTGCGCCTTGTGCTCTCATTTGGCGCGGCCCCTTTTTTCATCCCCAGAACGAGTGAGCTTATTTGCCCGATCTCATCGGTTTGCCCGATGTTGTCTAGGCTCATATCCTCATCTTGTTTCTGTTGTCGATTGAATTGCACGGTCTGGATGATCGGCTTGCTGCGGCGCATCGCGAGGTCTTTGAGTTCGCGTATGGTCTCAGCTGCGAGTTCAAACCGCCTCGCACCCGGCTTCTTCCCCGCCGGGTTCAACAGGTACCCTGCATCGACATACACTGCCCGTGGGCTGTGCTCTTGGATCAGCATGTCCACGTCGCGCACCGATTTCGTCAGGTTACCAACCAAAAGGTGAAAAGGTGGCATGTTTGCAACACGCTCGACGCTGGCCATCATCACCTCCTCACCCCACTCTGACAGCGTGCCGCGTTGGATGAAGTCTGCGGACACGCCCGATCCCATGGAAAGTATGCGGCGTGCCATCTCTATTGCGTTCATCTCCATGGATACCACAACCACGGGATTTCCCTGCTCCCATGCGTGGGCTGCCATCTTGAGGATCGTGAACGTCTTCCCCGCGCCGGGTCTCGCAACAATGGTGGCCACGTCCCCATCCCTGCACCCGCCGGTGCGGTCATCCAGTTCAGACCAACCATATGTGATACCACGCAGCTGCCCGTGTAGATCGCGTGCTATCTGGTAATCTTCGACGACCATGGAAATGGCATCCTGCAAGGTGAAGGTATCACGCACCGTATCCATGCCGCGCCATCCGAACAGAATATCCTCTAGAATGTCACGGGCCTCTGACATGTAACCACCCTGCACCCTCTGGAAAAATTCCTCGCTGTGTTGCATCCAATGATTATAGGCGAAACGATCTTGCAGCTGATCACGATGATACTGAGCGGTGCCGGAGGGTTCTGGTAGAGGAAACCCGTTTTCCTGCATCACTTGCAGGGAAGGGAAGGCCCCGTACCGATCCGTATATTGCGTGAAAAAATTCCACGCTGGAACCTCATCTTCAACGAAAAAATTGGTGGTCATCGACCGATAAAGGTCGCGACTTTGCGTCGTGATCAGGGCCGATAATGTTTGTAGACCTGCACTCATTTTTTGTCTCCGGCGTTCATCACGGTTGCATATTTTGCAAGTGATTTCAGGAAGTCATCAGACCACCAAGGTTTTTCTGGAAGTGCGTCATCGAAACACATGACGACGGATTTTTGTCCCTGTGCACGGGTGAGCAGGAAATCTTCCGTCTCGTCTGCCTGCCAAGGGGATAGCGGATTGTCACGGTTGGTTTGCGCCGGAATGATGAACAGTGCCCTGCAATCCACGATGTCCTCCCACGCCTCGTTATTGCGGCGGCGCAGCGTGACCAGTTTTGATAGGCTGACCATGCGAACACCACACCCGTGTAGGTGAAGCGCCCGTGCCAGAAGTGTGACTGCATTGCGGGAATACCCGTGCAGCATGAGGCTGCCCCCCTGATACTTCATTTCGTCACCGCCGCCGCTGATCAAAAATTTCTTCAGGGTTTCGCCCTGCGTGCCAGCATCGGACAACCCCTGATCGTGATACACGGCCCCGATCCCGGCATCCGTCAGCGATTTTCTATGATGGGTTTCAAGCTCAGTCATCTTGATTTGTACCCCGAGCAGCATTTCTCAATGCGACCACATCTTCCCACTTGCGAGGTGTCCTTGTTTGTGCAGGTGTTTCAACCCTCTCTGTGTAGGCACGGGCAAGTCTGCGTTTTTCTCGCATCGCTGGACTATCGGGATGCGGTATGGCCTGACCACCCCACACCTGCCCCGGTTTTTTCGCGGCAACCGGAGTGACGGGCACCCCAGCCTCCAGAAGTTTTTCCCCGATACCCTCAAGACGCGCCGCGCGATCTTCTCTATCCGCAGCCTGTGCCAGCTTATTTGCAGCATCCCGCTTTATTTTCTCGTTCTCCTCACGCATCCTGCGCGCCGCGCGGGCCTCGCCGATATGTGCGAGGGCCTCTTCCTCAGTCATGCCGCGTGCCTTCAGGCGGGTCAATTCGTCCACCTCAAAATCGTTCGCGAGGGCCTTTAGGGATTTGCTCGCGTATGCACTGGCCAAAAGCCGGGTCACGCCCTCCGACAGCAGATAATTTATCGAGGGCACGTCACAGGCGTTTGTCATGAAACTGAAGGGTCCGGATAGCAGAGGTTTCCAGTTTCTGACGCCCCAGTCGATCAGAGCGGGAAGCGTGATCGTGTTGTCAAAAGAATATGCAGCCATCGCACGTTTCACCTTAGCCTTCTGAACCTTGCCCCACCGCACGTGGTTGATGTCTGGAAAAGTTTCTTTCATTGCGAGCACGAACACGCGCTCCATGTCGGCGGCGTTCGGTTTCTTTTTTGTTTTCGAGACTTCCGCAGCCACAACTGTTTTGCGTGTCATCGAAGATTGCATGGTAGTCAGCCGATCCCGGATGGTGTCTGTGGCCTCTTTGCCCCGCTGCAACGGGTTGCAATTTTCGTCCGGCAAAATTTCTGGTTTTTTGTCTTTTCCGGAAAGAGAATTTTCAAAACCACCCCGGTGAGCCGAAGGCGATCCGGTAAGGGTACTTTCTTTCTTTAACTCTCTTTCTTCTGTGTCCGGTTTTCCGGACGGGTATAGTCCGGTTTTCCGGACGGGTGAGGCGTCCTGTTTTCCGGACTGCTTGCGCTTTGGAACGGGCAGCAACATGGTTTTATCCTCCGGGTTCCACTTAAAATTTATGCCGATCTCTGTGCATTTTGCCAAAGGCTTCCGGATAATGGCCCCTTTTTTCTCCAAAGAGGATAACACGCTGAGGTAAGCTGATCTACCCATGCCGACGCCTGCATATCCGGGTGCACCATTTATCACGTTGCCATGGCTCGCCTTAAATGTGGGTTTACCCCAATCAACTGATCTGTCTAGGATATACAACATCACCCATCCCTCTGTGGGTGTGAGGTGCGCTCTCCACACCCGGCTCAAATGTTGCACAACGCTCTGGCGATCAAGGGGTGTTATCTTGTCACCCGACAGCCCTCTTTCAAATTTGTCCCCAACACGTGTTGGCCCTATCGGATCAAAATTGATTACGACGCTCTCTGTGTTATTCATTATCGGTGTGCCCATACGTTATCAATGGCCCGCGAAAGGCCGTGCTTCATACATATGCAGGGTGATCCTGCCGTTTTAGCTACAGAACGGGTTCGCGCCCAGCTCTGTTAAGGTTGAATACCTGCCAATTATTTTGCCCTGTATCGGTTCGGGATGTCTGGCAGGTGTCGCCCACTATGTGCAACAATTTGGTATACGTCAATCATTTTGTGAGCGGTATAAATTTTATCAGATTTTCCCCTTTACACCATATGTGGGGAGCACATTATCAGCACTCCCCATAGCTTGTGTACATTTCCGTCGTGCCCTTTGGCTGTCTTGAATTATGCAACGGGTTGCAACGAAAAGTTTTCGGGATCAGTAGATACCCTGCCACCGGAGCGCGTTGAGATACTCGATTTCTGCTGCCACGGCGTCGTCGTAACCGTCGAACATGTATACCTCATCATCAGCTTCAGTGCTATTCGCGTGAGCAGGATCACCCTGCAATCCAGCCTTGCGCCACTTGGCGACTGTGAGTTTACCCCGACCGGCCTCCTGTATGACGTCAACGAACCACGCTTGTACTTCACCATCCCACGCGATTTCAGATGCGCGGACTATATCTGCCTTTCCGAATTGGCGAAGGTCCAAGCCCTTGCCGGGTTTGACTTGCAAACCCGACAGAACCCCGTCCCGAGTGATCGTGATCACCTGCGTTACCATTTCAGGGTTTCCTCCTCATGCTCTGAGTGGGTTTCCGGGTTTGACCATTCCGGCTTGTATTCCACATCAGCTTTGATGTTTCCGGACAGGGCCTGTTCAATCGGCTTGGTGGCGGCTGCACAACCCTCACCGTCAAAACCATTGGCCTCCACCTTTGGTGATCCATACTGTGGAATTGTCACTGTGATCGTTTTCATGTCGTTATCCTTCTTTCTAATCTACGATTTGTCCGCACGGTCAGTTTTGACTATGCGTAATTGTCCACTGCGAGTTCCAGCTGGATGGCACCATCATCACCGATGTTTTCACCGATAACGGAATACCCCTCATTCATCGCCGAAATCTTCGCGGCGTGCAGGAGGTAACGCTGGGTGAATTTTCCGATGGCGTGCTCACCTTGTTTGCCCGCATCACGGGGTGCAGGGCAGGTCGCGCCAATTTGACCAGCCACCTCACCGGCCCATGTGTCCATGATTGCGTCGTACTGCTTTTCCTTGGCGTTCCACTTCAGCCCCACGTCATAGCGTGAGTTTGCGATTTTGAGCACGTAGTCGCATTTGCCAATTTCGTTTTCTTGGCGCTTGTAATACATGCGCGGTGTCGCGTTTTCCAGAAGCTCGATCTGGATGCCTTGACTAACAAGGTCTGCGACTGCACGCTGAATGGCTGTTGGGTTCGTGATCTGAACCCCGCGAAGAGTTGTTGTGTGTGACATAGATGTTTTCCTTTCTCTCTGATCTATACTTTATAATACCACGGCCACGATTATTTGCAAGACATATTTTAATCGAAATTTATGGCGCGGCGTCGTTTTCTTGTCGTTATCTGCACCTCATTACCTTCATCATTGCGAACCGTCACCGTTGCAGCCTGTGCCGGGGCAGCGATCTCCGCATCCATCAGGGTTTCCCTGAACAGGGCAGCAATATCCTGATGTGCAACGAACTGTTTTGCATAGGACATGTTTATGATCACCCCTTGTTGCACCGCATCCCTGAGCGACAATACGTCAAATCGTCCCTCGATCCTGACATCGCTGAACGTGGCGCGCGTGTTCCCGGTCGTCTGACATTGAATACTTCTCAGGGCTGCATCCGCTCTTGTTTTGATTAACAGCGCGCCCGTTTGCGTGAGGTTACCACCACGCGCACCATATGAGCTTGCACGCATGGTTCGCTGTCCGAACACCTTGAGTATCAGGCCGTCTGGTACCTCATATACCGACTGCCACCAAGTCCCGAAATCGACCATGGACCCCGCTACCACCGCTATCTTCTGCATCCTCGCGGTCCGTATATTACATTCATTACCCGGTGACCGTGCAGCCATGGAAATGAACACCTCTTTTGGTAACCTCAGATTTCTCGTGGGCATGACCACGACTTGGTACTTGCATGACCCTGTGTCGAAGGTCTCAGACCCGGTTGTCGTGTGTAATAGCATATTGGCCTCCTATAACATCGGAAATAAGGCCCCGGTGGGAGGGGTTAGCTCCCACCGGGTATTGGGGCGCACGCGCCTGCCATTCATCGAAAGGGACAGGCGCGTGAGGGTACCTATGCCCCAATCTGTACCGCACGCCCGCCACCTGCTGAGGAGGGGCGGCTTGCGCGATCCCGAACCAGCGGTAAGGCCCGCTTGATCCGCGCCGACGCAGGGCGTGCATTGTTTTCCGCCCATTGCTGCATGGCGTTGAAATCTTCCGCGAACGCCTCAGACAATGGTTTCATGTTCGCCAGCTGCTCCGCGATCAGTGGTCCAGTGATAGCTCCACCGTTGGTGAACGCCTCGATCAGCGCATCCTTGACCGCCTGTTCAATTTCCGCAGGCACGTACCCTTCTGATGCTGCGACGGCGGCGTCGAGTTCCGGAATATCATCCGCCTTTTGCTTGCGCTTGTTCAGATGGATTTTCAGGATTTCCAGCCGCTCGTCCTCGTCCGGAACCGTGACCGCGAATATTTCATCCAAGCGACCCCTGCGCAGCAATTCAGGTGGAAGCCGGTCAACACGGTTGGCTGAGAACACCCAGAAGATAGGGGAGCTACTTTCCTGCATGTGGGTCAAGATGGCCCCGAGCACGCGCTGGGATACCCCGCTATCGCCGCCTGAGTTGGTTTGGAAGGCTTTGTCAATCTCGTCCAGCAAAACGACGCAGGGCGCGAGACTGTCGAGCATCTTCAGGGATGCCCTGACACGCTCCTCAGATTGCCCGACAAGGGACTGGAACACGCGGCCCACGTCAAACTTGATCAGGGGCAGCCCGAGTGAGGACGCGATGGCCTTGGCGCTGAGGCTTTTGCCGGTCCCCGGAGGTCCGAACAGACCAGCCCCTTTCGGTGCCTCAATGCCGAATTCTTTCGCCTCGGTAGAGAAACACGCCCTGCGCTTCACAACCCATTCCTTCAGGTTATCCAGCCCGCCGACCTGATCCATGCCCGTGGTTGGCATGACCTCAAGAACCTCGGAGCGTTTGACCACCTCGGTTTTCACCGACATAACCTCGTCAACGATGCCGTCAATCGGAAGGGCAGGGAGCTGCCTGCGATATGTGACAAGGGCGCGGCTCACTGCGGTCTCGAATTCCTGCTGGCTCATGCCCATGCCCGCAGCCACGATACGGCGCTTGTCCTCGTCGCTTATGTTCGAGATACCCTTGGCCACGACGCGGCGCTTGCTATCGTCGCCGATGTTCGGATTGTTTGCCAGCGTGTCCAGAAGGAAATCGAGACTGGCCCGCAATTCTGCAAAGCTGGGTGTATCGAAATCTAGAACCACGACATCTTCCGCGATCTCTGTGGGCAATGTGTACCCGACCGGTGCGATCAGCACGAGGCGGCGCTTTGTCTCAGAGAACAGGCGCACGTATTCTTTCAGCGTATAGATGATTGGCACCCGTGCGCCCACATTATCCTTGAGCCAGAAATGCGGGAAAAATACGGTATAGAAACCGTTGGGCATACCCTGCCCCGACCCGATGCCGCCGATTTTGTGCAAGGCGGGCACTGGGTTCTGCTCACCGTCCGTGTCCGGGTCTTTCAGTGGATCAGCCCGATCATAGGTTTCCCATCCGTAAAGTGGCGTCCAGTTTGAAAATCCCATACCTTCACGGGAAAACGCATAGTTGCGAACGGCCTCGATGGCGCGATGTGGTTCACGTGTGCGGCAAAGGATGACGCCACACGCTGCGGCGTCAAGCACGCGGAGCTTTTCGTTGAACGCATCAGCGTTACGCTGCTCCGCTTGCTCTTGCGTCATGGTAGTAGTCGTTGGAATGTTAGTCATGGTACCCTCTCTATGTGTGTAATTAACCTTTCGACAAGATCACAATACCACAACCACGATTATTTGCAAGAGAAAAAATGAATGATTATTCAGTGAACACTTGGTCTGTAAAAAGTGACGCCTCGCGGGCGCGAACCCTGCGAGGCGTATAGAGTGTTCAACCAGCATCATGCAAAACGGCAAATATGAACATGATGTCCCCTAATACCTACCACCTTGTGCAACGGGTTGCAACAAAAAAATCAGGATGGGTAATTCTCATCATACCACTGCGCGCAAAAAGTCGTGCGACCGTGTTCCGCGACCAAGGCGTCATCATATTTCAGAACCAGCACATCATGCCGGTCACCCGGTCTGGCGTCCACGTATGTATGCTCGCGGCAATACCGGGGGAACGTGGGTGCATAGGTCACGCGGGCACTGCCAATCGTGGCACCCGCCTCCGCTGCTCTATTTTTTAACCCCGCGCAAGCGCTCAATAAAAGCAGCATCAGCACGGCACCCGACAGGCGAGGGATTTTCTTCTTCATAGTTTCTGATCCGTTCACGGGCAGACGCCGCCGTCGTCTCTGCGGCGTCGATCTGCTGTTGAAGTTTGGTATTCGCGCTGCGCTCTCGCGCCAATATGCTGGCAAGTCTTTCATTCTCTGCACGTTCGGCTGAAAGCTCCACATCCGCGACATATCCGATGATCGCCTTGCGCACCGCACTGCCCTTGTCAATTTTGTGCCATGTGAACAAAGCCGCCACGATAATCACCACGATGCCGACGCGGCTTGTCGCCAATCTCAGAATGATCGCCCCCATCAATCTTCCTCCGGCCTGAATTTATCCAGCACTTTTTTCCCGAAAAATGCGACACCCATCCAGCCCCACGCGAGCGGGGTGACCGTGATCCACACCGTGTATGTCATGGAGGATATCGTGACTTCGTTCCCCTGCGACAAGAGATACACGGTCAGCGCCAACCACAGGAACCACGCCAGCGTGGCAAACTCACGTGATCCGGACTGTCCGCCGATCAACCACTTTACGAGGTGCTGTAACATGTCAATATCCATACAGTTCATAATGGGGGCCGTCGTTGAATGCCCGCTTGTTGGCAGCCAGCTTGCGCTTCACGTATTCCGCTACCCAGTTTTCCGGCGATCCCTTGAGCGGGTTGATATGCTTCCAGCATCCGCCCCACCTGATCTGTACGTCCAGTTCCACTGCGGCGTCATGCATATGCTCCGCGATCACATACAGGATATCCCAATCCCAATCCCATTCACCATTGACCAAAGGCACAAGATCAGCCGCGTGGCTGTATCCGGTGGCTTGCATCTGGTGCGTTGATTTGTTCCTGTACCCATCTTTCTGTGATGCTTTTCTCCGGAAAAGGGCGTTCTGATCCTGCGCCGTGCGGATGCCATCGAACACACCAAACTTCTCCGGGCAGGTCTCCTTCGCCCGCGTGATAACTTTGATCAGGTCTGGATGCACCGGCGCGAGTTCCAGCGCTTCTCTTTTTGTGAACCCCACAAGTGCAGGAGCCGACACCTTCTGTTTCTTGGATTTTTTCTGCCCACCCACCGGCGTTACCGCCGTGATCTTTTTTGGCGTGGCGGATACGGCGAAGTCAAAGCCCTGATCCTTCAGCATTTCCTGCACCGCACGCGCCGTGGCGGGTCCACCGATGCCGTCTACCTTGCCAACGCGATACCCTTTCGCGCGAAGCTGTGTCTGTACAGATTTCATATCCATCGGATTATCCTTGCTGTGGTTGTTTCTTTTTCGTGAGGGTCACTCTGGATTGTGCACCGATCTCAAAAAAGTGTTCCTGTTGTTGGCGCTTTGCAAGTGAATGCACCTTCCTGCGAAGATCATCCACGGTGCCTGAATTGTCGATCTCGTCATCTTCACGCATGACGGGCCAGTGTGCCTCACTCTCATGCAGATACATGTACGGCACCAACTTCATGAGGGCGCGGCCCCACCACCTCCGGGCAAGCCACATGCGAAAAAAAGGATAGCGCCTCCGGCTGTCCCATACCAGCACCACCCGCACTTTGAAACCGGCGGCGCGAAGCGTCTCTATCTCGTGGGGAAAACGGGCGTCATCCACCACGACAGGCAGCGGCTCTGTTTCTCCAGCCGCGCTGTCCGCCTCTTTTCTTATGGCCTCTGTGGTTTGGATGGCCCATAGATACTTTCCCTGTGGCCCCAGCATATCACGCCATTCCGTGCCCAGCGTCTGCATGGCGTGTCGAGTGGTAGCACCACATAGCAGGGACAGGGGTTTTTCTTTGAGGCTCCCATCAATGTGCTCGCGCGTGCACCCCAACAATTCGATCATGTTTTTCAGGGTGTCAGCGAACCTAAATCTGGTCATGCGATAGGAAGTTTGCAATTCCGTGGCGACCGTGGTTTTCCCTGCGCCAGCAGGCCCTATCAGCGCGATCACGTGCACCGGCCTACCTGTAACCGGGTTTTCTGCTTCTTGGTCGTCTTCGTGCATCATATTGCGGTCCTCCGGTGGGTGGTCCTCGTTTATGTCGATACCCTACACGTTTGGCGGGGCATAATCAATTTCCGTATTAAAATACCGTGCAGCGGGTTGCAACGGGTTGCAAATTATTTCCTACCTACCCCGATGACACCAAGCTGGATTGCCACCCCCAGAGCGAGGACACCCAGTAATGCCGTGGTGATCGTTTTCACGACCGTCATGAGGGCCGTCTTGCGCGCATCACGCCAAACCTGCATCAACCCACGAAGCTCGGCAACGTCCTTCACCGCCGCCTCGTCATCCAAACCAATCGCATTAAGGGCCTTTTTCGCACCTCTTTCGGCGGCGGTCTCGATGATGTCATCAAGATCACGGCGTGTTATTTCAAACATTGCGTCTGGGTGATCACTAATACTCATCCGAGGTCTCCTAGCTCTGTCGTCTGTTCTATCCACCTACACGTGTGAAAGTCAATATTCCGGGCGCTTTGACCGTGGGTTATTCGAAATACCGAAGCCACGCCACCCCGTCCTGCCCGTCGTTTATGGTTGGGTCATCCGGATGTGTGTTCAACACGCCGAAGCCTCCCACCGGGTCACCGTCAAGGAAATTGTTTGACCCTCCCATGATGTTGTTTATGGGGGCCTCGATAATCTGATCTGTCACAATGGGGTCGAGGAAACCAGTTTGCGGGGGCACGTTCGATCCGCCCAATGGCCAGCCGCCTGTACCGGGTGAACCTCCGGCCTGTCCGATCAGGGTTCCGTTAAGCAATATCTGCGTCGATCCGCCCTGTCCGCCGCCATAGCAATCGTGCGCCAGATCATACTCCCCGTCTTTCCCGTCTGGCCACCCGCCAGTGCCCAATATCTTGGATACTGCGCTACCTCCTGTACCCTTCCTTCCGGTGCGTATCGTGATCGTGTCCCCTGCCACCACAGCCACTTTGCCAGCCACGTAACCGCCGCCTGCCGTGGTGAGGGTGCTGGCGGGTGAGAAACCGTGCCCAGCGCCCCCCGTTGCTCCCCATAGCCTGAATTCTACCTCTGTCACATTCGCTGGTATCACGTGAAGCTCATCACTCTCAGGGCCTCCGAAAAACCGGATGTCCGTCGGCACAGGATCAGGTACAACGGGAAGGGAAAGAACCACGTTACCCACATATGATGACACACCCACCCCGGTGCCACTGGCAAGTACAGCTAACGTGGATGTGGCAGACACCCCCAACCCATCGAATGGACGCGACAAGATGGCGTATACCTCGGCGCGGTTCACGCTCGGCTGACCTCCGAGGATGGCTACCGTGCTGACGTTTGTGACAGATATAGTCATGACACCGCCTTATGCTTTTGCTTTCACACCGACCTGTATCGCGTCGATTTCCGCTTTCGTCCACGGCAGCCCGGTGACCGGGTTCACGTCCCACATTTCCTGATCAGTCTGAACGACGGTCGCAATACTATGGGTCGTGCCGAAGGCTTCAACCCCACCGGATTTCACGGCGTGCTCAATTCCGGTTACTGCTCCTGTCCCATTGTCCGATCCCCGTACCGAAGTTACGAGCGAGGTGACAGACAGGTCCAGCGGCAACGTGGCGTCCAAGGCACTGAGTTGCATCAAATGTACCGCCTCCGGCGTATTAGATGATAGGGTGGTGCCATCGTCTGGGATAAGATCGTTCACGTTGTCAAAGTTGCCAGTCCATTCCGCCCGATCACCATCTGCAATGGGGCGCAAGGAAGCAACCCGCTGCCCAATGGTTGAAACCTTGGACGCCAACCCCTCACTTATCCATAGTTTACCTGTTACGTTGGTCTGCACTGCGGGTGACTGGTGATAGAATGCGTTCCATTCAGTAATTTGGCCAGATAGCGTCGTGTCACCATAATATGACAGCACCAACACCCCATCAAAATACATGAGAATTTTACCAAATATGGGATCAAGGGTGGCATTGACGTCCACGGTGAACGTCTTATCTTGCCCGGTCAGGTGCACGTTACCCACCAGCTGGTCTGCACCGGCGAGATCAGTGCCGGAAAACGCCTGTAACCCGACCGGCTGATCACCAGATGTCATATTAAACCGTACACCAAGAGGGCGCGCCGAAGGATTTGACTGGTCATACAAGCCAACGATGTCGGTAGTGGCATATGAGTTCCTGACATACCGCAAGAATGAAACAACGGTACCCCAGTGTACCCTGAAGTGTACCCAGCAACTGCCACCGAGTATCACAGGTTCCCTAAAAAAACCAAATGCCTTGTCTTTAGCACTGATCACGATTTCCCCGTCTGCGTACTTTGGATCATGCAGAACGGTTGTCGTGTCAAAAGTGACTGCACCTTGGCCAGCATAGGCACTCAGATCATTGCCTGCGAATAGAATATTTGACATTTTTGCGTTCCTTCGTGATTAGCCCGGCATATTTCAAAATATGGCAGGTGTTAATTATTAAAACCATCCAGAGCAGTTTGCTCATGCGTCGTGCCTACACATTATATTGCCTGAGTTCCCCTGTACCCCACGCTGGTTCGCCAACCCTGTCAAGGGCGGACACGAAAGTCTTACCATTTCCCACCAACAAAGAGAAGTCCTTCGGCATGTTGTTGTTGTACTGAGTGGAGGTAATATCCACCCTGTCTATCACCGCCGGGGTAGCCATTTCAAAAAATACCCCCTGTAACGCCAATCCTGTGGCATCCATTGACACCCAGCGATTTGTGTCATTCACCAGCAGTCTTGACGCCTTGAAGCTGGCGCTGCCAGTGTGAGTTGATGTTTCATAAGACGCTACTGCGCCAGCTGTTGGACCGACTTGTTCCACACCGCCCGCGTAGTACGAGTTCACCCGCATCCCGCTCCACCGGTTCCCGCTTTGTGAAGTTGTGATCTCAATACCACAATGGCTGTTCGGCGTGTTTGCGGTAATTCCGTCAACATAAGGGGCGTTGAACGTGTGCCATGACGCGGGTTTGGTGGCTGGATCGAACCCCACAAAATACGGCGTGTAATTTACTCCATCATCAGAGTGTGACACCTTCACCATCGCAGTGGTGTGCGATATCGCATACGTGCTGTTCGTATCAGCCCGGTCATACCGGCGGATATGGTGCAGATTTACAGGTCCGGGAAACGCGAAATCAGCCAGCCTTCTTATGGTACCACTGTTATATACTACCCCACCGGGGGCCTCGTTGGTCAGGTTACCATCCACAAGTCCTTGTATGGACGAGCTTGGCTGCAACGTGGAAGGCGTGGTCACCGTTGCACTGGCGGCGATGTTGGTGGTTTCGTCTGAGTATATTTCAAGCTCTTGTATTGAAGTGAATTCACTCGAATACCCTGTGGAAAACTCGAAGCGCCAATACTGCTTCAACGGACCTCCTGATGCTGGTGGGGGGCTGTAGGAACCGATATATCCGGGGATCGACAGTAGCATTATACTGTCCCCATGAGGGTAAACGCAGCATTCGCAGCTGTCGCATCAGCGGTGGCTGGTGCTTCCAGCGTGAGGATCGCTCCGGTAGCGATAGTCTGTGTTGTTCCCCCCGTCGTCGCGAACGTGAACACCCCCGCCGTGTCTATTGTGGTGGTGCCTACGGCCACACCGTCCGCCTTTAACGTCAGGATCATGTTTGCCGTGGGCAGCGTACCAATTGTGCCAAGTGACCCTGAGAAATCTGCGGGAAAATTGATATCGCGAACCACCATTATCGTATCAATCACCTGCCCTGCGGTTGGTGTGGCGGTGAACCCTAACCTGACGTCATAGGGGGCCGGAGGGGGTGTGCCTCCTGCTGGCGCGTGTGCAAGCACCATATCCGTTACATCTTTCGGGCTGAACCTGCGCACCGTGGTTGCCGTGCCAGCCGTAATCTCGGGGCCGGTTACCTGCGCCACCACTGCATTGTAGGCGGTCACGATCTCCTGATCTGTCTGGTCCGCCGTGGCCCCCGCCTCCACGCCTGCCAGCTTCGCTTTCTCTGCGTCCGTGAAGGCGTTTGTGTCAGGTTCCCCTTCATAGGCCACTTTGATGGCAGCCCCTGTCATGGTTCCGCCGCCACCTGCTGACACAACGAATTTGGCGTCGTCATTATCCCAGATATACAGCTGCACATCTGAGCCTGCTCCAGCATCAACATGGGCATACGACCCTATCGCCGGTGCAGGTTGTGCAGCGTTGAGGGCGGTCAGGCTCACATAGGTGCCCAAGTATTTCGATCCATCAAGCCCCGCCAGCTTCGTCTTTTCAGCATCGGTGAAGGCGTTCGTGTTCGCTTCCCCCTCATAGGCTGCCTTGATAGCGGCACCAGTCATCGGGGGCACATCAGATACCTCCCACGCGGCGTTCGCGCTGACCCATGCCAGCACCTGCCCGTCATTGGGGGCAGCGGCTGACACGTTGCTGAGGTCGTCGAGTGCAACCAGTTGCAATGCATACTTACCCGCCGTCGCATCATATCTCAGTAAGGCCCCGGTGCTAAGATCACCAGCATCCACATCCGTGAGGTCTGTCAGATTGGATACCGTGAGCACGTTTTCGACCCACGCCAATGTGACTTCATCATATCTGTAGGTTTTCGCCGTGTCCGCCACCCATATAAAAAACCCGGAAATGGGATCAAGGTATTTCCACCCCGTGGTATACACCGCGATCTTGTTGTCATGTCCCGCCCATGCCCCGGTGGCTCCGACAGGTATGATATAGACGTCACCCAGCGACGGCGTGCCCGGAGGGGATGCGATGGTCGCGGATAGCGCTTTCGGGTGCACGAGGGCGTCCAGCGTGGCCACCGCCTCATTGAACACCGTCTCTTTCGATAGCGTTGACGTGGCCATAAGTGCGAGGCCGAGGCGGGCGGTGGTTGACATGATCAGGCTCCGTTACACGATGGAATAATTTGGGAAACCGGAGCGCGCGTCTTTGCCCTGCTGAGTGATCTTCAGATTTATCATGCTCTGCGCGGTACCGAAATCTGCAATTTGGTCGGTTGCAGTATAGGTAAAAATTCTGCTCCCTACAAGTGTCGTTGTGCGTATGAGATTTGCTGCCCCATAGGCCGGGGCGTCGTATATCTCCACCGTGTAATTGTCGTCATCAATGGTTGCTGTGCCTTCTCCATTCAACCACCCGGAATTGTATCGGGGGCGGGGATCGAGCGATACCGTGAGGTCTCCTGTGATGGTGCGCTGCACATCAATAATGGCCGGAGCAAATGCGCGATCACTGGCTGCGGCAAACGTGAGTGTTTCAGTGCCTTGCGCCAGCACGTCCATGCCATCGGAAACGACGCGATAATCCACATCTTTTTCCAACAGCGTGGTCGGCAGTATCCAGCGCTCAAGTGCGGAGTTGACAAGATGCACGACCCGCTCATCCTCCACATGAAAATGCGCCGCCCATTCCGTACCACGAAGGCCCCGTATGAGGTCACTGAAGATGAAAAAATTATCGTCCACTTGCTCCACGCTGAGCGCCTGCACTATCTCGTCACCGACAAGAAACACATTGTCGGTTCCGGAAACCGCCTGCTCGAAGGTCTGTCCCGTAAACTGAGGATCAGGTGATGTGAATACCACCTCCAATTTGTTTTCCCGATCCACGAGATAAGGGGATGCACTTGGCAGCGCGGATACCGCATTTCCTGCATGAGTGTCGTTCGTCGTGCTGACCTCCAATTCCCATGAGGTGCCCGATGTGGTGCCGAGGTTCTGCCCAAATAGTGGGGTTTCTGAGCCTGAATTGGTGTCGCGGAACAACCCCCCGCCGCTCCAGTTCGTGGTGTTGGGGGAAAAGGCCACATATACCCCTGTGTCTTGCAGGGTGTCATCCAGACTTGGCACATCCATGACATACCCTGCGGTGTCAGCAAATGGTATGACCTGTTGCGCGCCAGCCACACTGTCATCCGCAATTGACACGATATCGGAGCGCGACATGACGTGATCCGACAGTTTCATTTCGAGGAGCAAATTCTTCCCGACGTCAAGCTGGATGATCCGCGCAACCTTGTATTCCGTGGCCGACACGGGAAGGTGAACCACGTCGCCAGCTTTCAGGCGCAGATATTTTGCAGGTACCGTGCACGCATAGCTGTTGCGCTCCGATATCACCGTGGCCATGGCAGTCTCAGCTGCCTTCTTCATGATGCAAGGTTCAGTGGCAACGGGAAGGTCGCTGGTCTGCACCGAGTTTGATTGAGATACCTGCCGGGATGACACCGCAGTGTTTTTCGAAAAATTACGATTAACGTCCTGATATGAAAGTTTTATTTCTCTCGGAAGCTGAAGGTCATCCGTGCGCAGCCGTTCCAGTTTATTGCCGGGGCTGTCCCCGTCCCCATAGGCGCGAAGATCATTCCAGTCTATGGCTGCCAGCGGCAAGCGGTCCTGCCCCCTGAACAGGATGGAGTTGCCCGCCTCAGATGCGTTGAACGGGAACACATTGACCAACATATCAATCGCTTCACGGGGTGAAGTCAGTCTGGACAACGTGAACCCCTCGATCTGCATGGTGGTAAGGTCCGGGGCAACCTCAAAAGTGTCTCCCTCCACCAGCCCTGCTTCCGTGCACAGATCAACCACGATATCCTTCATGGATACTTTACCGTCACGATCCTTCACCTCTACGCGAAATTGCGGGATGCTGTTGCCAAAATCCGCAAGCTGAAGATTGTCTATGACGAAATAACAGGTTCCCCTATATGCAGGCACCTCCCCCACGCCGAGATAACTTTCCATAGTGGGGTCGGGGTTCTGGGTTTCTGACCCGGAGTACCGTGTGAGTTGGTCATACGCGGGCCAGTCACGTGTCGGGTCATTCTGTTTTTCCCAGTTCGCCACGTCCTGATTTGTCCGGTTGGTTGCCAAACGGGTGACGGTCTCCGGGGAGTGAGTGCGATCCTCGTTCTCCCCGAAGGTCTGGGCGGTATAATAGGAGGTCCAATGCGCCAGCCGCTCGGCGCGGTAAGCATCCCGAGACGCATTGAAATCGTCCAGATCAACGTCACCGCTCCAGATGATTTTCTCATTGCCGAAGATGGCGGTGATGGTGAGTTCGCCCTCCCCCACCGCCGCCGCTAGGGACGCCGAATAGGTGTATGTGATCTGCTTCTGTGATTTCTTGCCGCCCTTGCCACCTTTTACCTTTTTGGTGTGCTTGGTCTCCTCAAGGCCGGGTGCCCATATCAGCTGAGCGGGCACCTTCATTTTGCCCCACACCCGGTTCACTGGGTTGCCGGGGCTGACCGCCGGGATGTTGAGGTCGGCAAGCCGAGGGCCTTCCTGATCTGGCGGTTTCGGTGCCAGATAGGAAAACAGGATTTGCCCAGCGATACCAACCGCGAGATTTAGTGCGAGCGTTGCCATATCGTCATCCTTTCACGTTTGGTAACCTGTAAGTGCGCACCAACCGCCGTGCCCAAAATTCATCCATCGTGGCCTCTACGCATTTTTTATACCGAGAATGCGCATGTATCATCGTTGGCCCACCGGTGAGGGGATGTACCCCGAATATCGCAAAATGCTGTGGCTCCGCGCGGTTTGAAAACCAAAAAAGGCCCACATCGCCAGCCTGCGTTGCAACGGGTTGCAAGTCTGCATACCAGTCCGGCTTATCAGGCCATCCTGGCCGGGTCCAGATAACATCGCCCATGTGCCCATCCGCCACATCCATGGCGTATCTCTGTTTCGGGGTCGGAGAATATCTGTCAAAGTCACCGTGAAATATGCCAAGCTCATGCCCAACCGTCAGGGGCAACCCTATGCAATCCATGGTGAACCCTTTCTTGCGGCCATAATCCCCATAGGGCGTCCCTATATAGGTGCGGGCACACTCCACCACCTCCAAACCTGTCGCGGTTTTGTCCGTCGCGTGCAGTATCGCCTTGGGCAATTGTGTCAGCGGATGGTGTGTCATATCCCGTTATCTCGCAATTGGAGTTTCGAGTGCTTCCGCTTCCGTTGGCATGTCTTTGAAACCCCTGAAGTTGAGCACGTTGTTGTAATCATCCCGGCAGGTGGAAAACAGTTTATCACAACCACGCACCAACCGAACCGTATCGTCGCGGGAAATAGGGAACGGCATTTTTTCCAACAGCGTGATCCAGTTGCCATCGAACCGGTTCTGATGCCCGAGAATTTCCACCTTACGGCCCGCGTTGTTGCCGGTCAAAAATTGTGCAGTTCCATATTGAAAATAGCGATCCGGTTGCGGGATGTCCGTCTTGAATACTCTGGCGTCAACCACCCCAACCACATTGGCGTCATGTGTGAACGGCGTGAGGTCCACCTTGCACCGGGCGTCTCCCAGCTGTGCACCGCATTCTATAGTGTACGTCTTGCCAAGCACCCTCTGAAGGCGCTCCGCCAGTCCCCGCACTTCCGTTTCAAATGCGGTCCCCGTAGTCTTCACCTCACCAAGCCATCCGCGCTTCAGGATATGAAGCCCGTACTCCGGGTGATCCCAATGTGCGAGATACACGAAAATCTCTGCGTCATCCCATACGCCTGCGAGCAGGTCTTCCTCCGTCATGTCTTCTGAGGTCAGGGCCGCGATGGTGAGGTTATCCACGCTCAGGCCCTCGCGCCCTGTCACCGCCGATCCAGAGAATGAGCTTGAGGGTGTAAACGTGTTGCCACTCACCGTGACCGGCTTGTCATGGTTGGTGAACCGCAAGGTAGTGCCACCCCCCGTGGGTATGACCTCCCAGCACATGCAGACGCCTGCGTGTGGCCTGCGCAGCGCGTTAAAAAATTCATCCGTCGTTGCCATCACCCGTCACCTCTGATCTCGCGCAGCTTCACTTCATTCGCGGAGCCTACGCCATATGTCTCAAGCTGGATGGGCAGCCGGTCTGTCGTGAAACGCACTGGTATATGGAAGAAATAACCTGCGGTCACAACCCACCCCGGAGGCGGCGCTTCTAGGGTGGTGATCGTGATCATACCAATTTTTGCCTCGTTGACGCCAAGAGACGTGTCACTCCCGGTAGCCACGCCGAATTTTATGGTCTTCGTAGTGTCATTGATGCTCTGCACAACCCAAGGATCGCTCTCTGGCACCCGGTTCAGCACGTCATCGAAACCTGAAATCTGCACGTAATCCCCTACGATAAGTCCTGCGAGCACCGACGTGTCATCCCATGTGATGGTGCGCGTGGTCGTGTCCACGCGGGTCATCGTGACCGTCCCCCCTACGGTTTTCGTCTGGCGGGCACCGAGGGTCACAACGCCTGTGGAATGATCGACCGTGTACGTGCCGTCCGGATACTGCACGCCGTTTGCGGCGATCACCACGGTGCCTTGCTCCGGCTTCCGGATGGTGCGCATGGCAGGCTGGCCGTTGTATTCGTAGGACTTCACAAGTTGGAAGTCTTTGGTCACCGCATCCCCGGTGCCGATCACCTGATCATACGGCGTGATGTCTTCTGGTTCACGGGCCTCCTCAGCTATCGCGAAGCTGGACGTGTAATCTATGGGATCACGAAACCTGAACCCGATGCGCTGGCCCTGCACTGCCCGGAACAACCGTTTCAATTCGTGAAGCTGCTCCATGGTGCGGACACCATATGCCACATTGTACTCCATGAGCGGTTCTTCCCATCTTGAGAACCGCTGCTCATGCCCACTGTCGGACCCGTTTACGTCTGTCGAAAAAAGTTCCGCGCCATCAGAATTGTAAGAAATATTGTGGGGGAACACTGTGTTTTCCATAAACATGATATCATCCAGCCATGTGAAGTCGATGAGATTTGGTCTGATAACCCGAACCGTAAGCCCGGACACGTCAATCTCTTGGTGGTTGTTGTACGTCTGCTTGACCTTGCGGATCGCGCGGACGTGTATCTGGGTCATAGCCAGCTGCGTGTTGCTGATTTGGCCCGGCCATTTTTTCCGCATGGTCCTGACCACAAGGTGGCTCACGACCGCATATTTGCGGGTAAGCCCCAGTATTTTCGGCCATACGTTAAATATTCTTGTCTCTTCCGCCACCTGTTAGCTCGCGATCTCATAACCGACGGTTATGTTGTTGAAATCATTGATGGTCCACGGGCTGCCACTCGGGGTTTCAGAGAATGACAAAAAGTCGGTCCTGAAATCGGTATCAGGTGCGAATTCAGCCCCCAGCGTATCCACAGTACCGTCGTTTAGAACCGCCCGCACGGTGACCGCACCGGAGCCGATCTTCCTGTGCCGGATACCAACCATGACTGCGAATACCTGATCCACGAGAATGTTAAGGCCCGCAACATTGAACATGTCCCGCGCCCCCACCGCAGATGAAACGGTATATTTGTTGTCATCAGATGGCCCAGTCTCATTGATCGCTGAAAAATTCACCACCGATCCCACCGGGGTGAATTGTATGGGCGAGGCGTCCGAAGCCAGAGGAATGTTTTCCACGAATACGTCCCCGAGAAAATCAATGTTCGTGGTCCCGGAGGTGTCCAGTATGTAAAGGTCGTCAATGAAATGCGACCCCGACGCCTGCTTGTCAAATGCCACCCGATCCATCGTGAGGCCGGTACCGTCAAACGTGATGTCAGCCACCTGTTGGTTGTTGACGCGGCACACCCATTTTGATGCCACCCCGTTGAACACGATATGATGCTCAAGGTAGGCCCACACATTTTGCTGGATGATATTGCCGACAGTTTGCCCGTGAATGACGCTTCCGTCCTCATTGGTCAGCTGAAGCCCGTTGGATAAAGTGCGCTGCACCTTCAGCCCCACCTCTATGGCCTGCCCCGTATCCCGCGCGAAGGATACCACATTGTCCACGACCAGCGACCCGTCGTATTTGAAGCCGAAGCCTGTGAATATCTCCGAGGTGCTTCCGACATAGCGCTGCAACTGCGACGTGTTCCCGGTGAGGTCAACGCAACGTCCCTTGTTACCCCGACCCACGGTGTGGCTGACACCGAGGGCGAACAAATACCCGGCGGATGTCAGGTATGTGCCCTGCCCGCTGTCAGGAAGTTCATCAAATCCGTCGAACCAAAGCAAAGCCATGGTGATCTCCTTAGTTGTTACGCCTACCTTGGCGGTTTAATTCTCGTTGCAAATCAGCCATGATCTGCGGCTGCGATTTTCTGAAGCTGTTGGCGTCCGGGGTGGTGATGTTCATCTGTATAGTCGTGTTTCCACCCCCCTGACCACCCTTCATTTCAACAGGGATGCGCCCGGAGGGAACGGGGACATATGCTTCTGGTACCGATCCCTCTCCGAAGATGGACAGCTGTGGTGAATTGGCGATGCCACCCTTCGAATATGTGTTGATGGGAATGCGACCCGCCGATGACATGATGCCACCGTCCTTGAAAGCAAATCCGCCTCCGCCTCCGCCTCCGCCAAAGAAGCTCCCGAGGCCCCCGATTATGGAACCGAAAAAACCGCCGCCTCCACCTGCACTGGCCCCCCCAGCGCCACCTAGGCTGCTCAGACTGTTGCTGATGATGTTCACGAAATTGTCAATGGCCATGTTGCGAAGCTGCTGCCCAAACGTGGACAGGAATGATTTGAAATTCAGCTTGCCCTCATCCAGCGCCGATTTCAGACCGTTTGAGAATGTGTCCTTGAACAGGCCACCATATCCGTTGATGATCTCGCGTGCCTGCTGCGCGTTCAGCGCTGCATTCGTGGTTTCGCGGATCGTCGCAAGTTCTTCCTTGGAAAGCACGGTGCCTTGGGCTTTGGCTGCGTTTATCGCCTCCAGCTGCACCTTTTGCAGGTCAAGCTCACGACCCCAGAACCGCGCCAGCTGCACGGTCTCTTTGTTTTTGTTGACAATATCGCCGACAATATCCTTCAGCTTGCTGGCTTTGTCTGAGGACGATCCTCCACCTCCGCCGGTATTGTTCGGGTCTTTGGGTGGGGTGACCGGTGCAGTTAATACGTCGCTGGTGGCACCTGTGCGCCGCGCTCTGGCGTCGTCTTGCTTGGACTGCCCCGCTTCCCTGATACGGGCGGCGGTCTCATCAAGCACCGGGGTTAGGACACCCAGCGCCGCATCCTTTGCATTGGATACCGCGTTCTTTGTGATATCTCCGATCTGCCCAACATAATCCTGCTGACTATCCACGAAAGCCTGCTTGATCTTTCCGGGGAGGGCTTTCGCGTCATCTGATATTTCTACTTTGAGTTTCCCCAGTTCGACAGACCCGATCTTGCTCGCCAGATCAGAAGAACCACCCACAAACTGAACGGCGGCGTCAATCGCACCAAGGAAGGATTTCAATCCGTTCAGAATTTTATTGAGACCGTCCTCCATGAGTTGCACGGCTCCGTTCAAAGCCAGCTGGAACGCTCCCTTGAATACGGCGGGAAGGTTGCTGAGGATGACGCGGATCGCCTCAACCAAACCGAACACCCCTCCTACCAGCGTGTTTATGGTGGTTTTCACAAACCCCAAGACAGAAGTGAATGCGGTTCTGATTGGCTCAAGCGCGCCACTTATTTTTGCAGCCGCGTCCTTAACCCCCTGCACAAATTCTCCGAACCGTTTCTTCGCTGCGTCAGTAAACCCCGTGATGAAGGAAGTCATCTTGCTCCAGATGGTCTTCATAACGTCCCTCACACTGATGGTCGTGTCCTTCCACTTGAAGGTGGTCTTCATCAGCTGCTGAATGCCTTCCACGGCGATCACTATCCACCCCAGAATAGGAACCGCGCGAATTGCTACTCCAATGAGCCGCAGGGCACCGGGGATAAGACGCAAGGCCCCTGCTGCCCCGGTTGCGCCTCCGGTCACCACACCCATGGTCACACTCAATCCCTTGAGCGCAAGAGACGCAACTTTCACTGCGGCCACGAGTGCCACGAAATTGAACGCCAGCTTCAGCGCTTTTGCGGTTGCTTGTGCCACGACCTCAAATCTCTTGAAACTCACCTCCGCGCCCTGCAACGCCTGCACGATAGCGGTCACGGCCTGCACGGTCCCGCGCAGTGCAGGGCCGATAAGCTCACCGATCTTGATGAATGCACCCTCTATGGCGGACCGCAGTGCACGCCAGTCCCCCAGCAAAGTGTCACGCATGGCGGCGGCTTGGCGTGCGCTCTCACCCACGTTGTCGATGGTCTTCTGTGTGAGGCTGTTCAGCTTGTCGTACCCCCGGATCAGGGTCAGGACGGCTGGGGCTGCCCGCGCGCCGAAGATGGTAACGAGGTCTTCCGTGGTGGCACCTGCATCCCGAAGTGATTTGATCATCCCGTTCAATCCATTTTTCTCGGGATCAATTTTATCCTTGGGAATACCCAGCTTATCAAACGCCTCCTGTGCCCGTCTGGTGTTGGTTCCAGCTGCCAGCATCTTGGCGTCAATCAGTGCCATTCTGATACCGGTACCAGCCAGTGATCCCTGCAAGCCGCTGTCTCCGAGAACACCGATGGCTGCGGCTGTCTCATTGATATTGACCCCGAAGCCGGAAGCGATGGGGCCTGCAAATTTCATGGCTTCAGCGAGTTGCAACACATTTGTGTTGGCAGAGCTGTTCACGGTGGCGAGGATGTCCGTGGCCCGGCTCGTCTGATCAATCGGGATTTGGAAGGTCGCCATGATATTCGACACGATGTCGGATGATCGGCCCAAGTCAATCGCGGCTGCGGTCGCAAGGTCAAGGGTGGCGGGGAGCGCGGTGATCGCCTGCTTGGCGCTGAAGCCTGCACGTACCAGAAATTCCAGACCTTCGCCCGCCTGCTTCCCGGTGAATTCCGTCGTGGCACCAAGCTCTTTTGCAGTCTCGGTGAGTGCTTTGAGTTCCGCATCTGTAGCGTTTGACACCGCTCCCACGGCGGCAAGCTGTTGTTCGAACCCGGCATATGTGCTCAGCGCGTCCCGCACGACAAGGCCCACACTCACAGCACCTACCAGACCACCCAATTTGATGGAGCTAAGCCCACGGCTCGCATTTCTGGCCCCGTCGATTGATTTCTTGAATTTGTTCATTTCATCGCGGGCCTTGCGGATTTGTGCCTGCGATTTTTTGAGCTTGCTGATCTCGGCCCGGAGCCGCTTGTGTTTGCTCTCCAATTCAACCGTGGTTTTCGTGGTCTTCTGCGTTTCCTTCCCGACTTGCTTGAAGTTGGTGCCCATGCCTTTGATCACCGCGCGGGCGGCGTCTCTAGCTTTGAACAGGAACATGATTTCACGATTTGTAGCCATAACGGATCACCTGCGCCGTGGTTGTGGTTTCGGTCTTCCGCCAGTGCCCGCGCCCCTTGCGTTCTTGCGGGCTTCAGCATCCCGCTTCCTACGATCAAGGTCTTCACAGTGTGCGTTGGCTGCCTCGATTACCCGTATCTGCTCCATGAGCTTCCCCGGCTGATCCAACAGACCACCGCTTTCCGGCAGTAAATTGTTCTTATAGCGCCCATAATACCAGAACAAATCGCTAAGGCCAGTCAATTCGCCACGATCCGGATGTAATGGCAAACGAGGGCACCGGGTGGTCTCCTCATCATCAAACAGAATTGGAATGGGACTATCTTCATGACAGCCCCATTCCGTTTTTTGCCTCTGTGTGCAGGTCGCGCAGTCGCGGTCGGGCAGCAGGCGAAGCGCCAGAACAGCCTGCCTTATTTCTTTCCCTCTTTGACCGACAAGGTGTTCAATTTCATGATCTCAGAGGCCAGCCATTGCAGCACATCCTGCGGAATAGACGAAAGAATGTCAGATTTGGCGATGCTGTATTTTTTCGACCCCAGCACCTTGTCCTCTGTCTCATAGACGATATCGCCGTTTTCACCGATGAAATGCGACCACCCCTTGAGACCGAATTGGACAATCAGGAAGTTCACCTCATTCTGGCTGACCTCCACGCCGGTGTCTGCGTCAGGATCGTCCGCATCAACCGTGAGTTTGGTCGCCTTGTCTTGGATCATACCAAGCACGCGGCTGTCGATCACCGCAATCTCCCATTTCGTGGGGTCGTTCTTGTCATCCGGGTGGGTGACGGTCTTCACGTCGTGAAGGTTCAGTGCCTTGATTGCCATTTTATATACTCCTTGGCTGCCAGTTGGCTTGTAGGGTGGGTGGATCAGTTTTTTGTTGCTACGTGACGCTCGATCCAAGTGCCTGCGATGCTGTTCGCCACCAGTTCGGCTGCGGCCCGCGTCAGTTTTACAGCGATGATGCTGCTGTTTGGTTCCCCATCCCGCGCCATGTTGTTCCGGAGCAAAACCACGTAAGTTTTAATCTGGACCTTTTTCTTGATGGCGCGGGGTGAGGACATGTTTTGTGCAACCAGTTGCAATTAGCAGAATACGAAGATGATTTCGTCATCCCCGTTCAGGCCGCGTTTGAAGGAAACTGATTTGTCAAGCGTGCGAAGGCCATTCCGATCAGAATACGGCTGCTCTGTGGTTTGCGCGTTGGGTGCGAAAAGCACGACCATGTTGCCACGCTCGGTACCAACACGAGTGGTGAAGGTCTTCGAGGTGCCTGCAAGATAATCCTTCCAGAATTCGGCATCCGCCTCAAGCTGTGCTTCGGGTGTGAACCCACCGGTTGCAGCCCGGTCAGAAATGCGAGTGCCACGATAGCCTTGGCGGGCGTTCACATCCAAACGAGGTTGCAGATCATTGGCGGCGTCAAAGCTCCAGCTTTCCGCAAACATATCTGTGTTGCCACCCCACGACAGAAGGGACAGTTCCACCTGCGGTGGCAGCGTGTCTTCATACACCGGGTTCGTGGGCATGGGGACATCAACCGGATCGACAAAAGTGGTCGTGAAGTTGAACGTGGCGGATGCAAATTCACCAGCTGTAGCATCAATGCTGAAGGTGCCCATGCCGTCCAGACCTTTGTGACGCAAGCCGTCAAAATACATGTCCAGCGTGATCTGCTCATGTCCGGTGGACACGGGCTTCGCCATGATGCCGGTGGGGAACGCCATAACCTGCCACTTGTCGCCAAGGGAAAGGCTTCCGGTGATGGTCGGGGTGACCTCACCACCTTTGGCCCCCAGTGGAACAGGAACACCGTCGGTGATTACCCCAGCCACGGCGGCTGACAAATCATCTTCTGTGTCATTATTGCCAGTCACGATGACTTCGGCAATACCAGAGGCACCCGCCGTGGTGCATTCGATTGTATACAACACCGGGCTGTCGGCTGTTACGGTGCCGCCCTTGGCCCATGTCACATCCGTCACCGAGTTGTTCGCCTTTGCAGGGATCACATCCGTAAGGTTTTGCGCGCCAGAGCCGTCCATCGGGGATAGGGCGAACCCACAGCCCCGCAACAGGGTGGCGAATTTAGGGGCGTCCGCGAGCAAACCTGATTGCTGCTTGCCGTTGCCCCGCACTTCTGCGGTGAATGTGAACCCGGCAACCACGCGCCCGATGATGTGCTCGAATTTTGACAGATCGTTGGATACGAAATCACGCTCCAGCACCTGCGGGTCCGTGGTGTAATCAGGTCCGGACACGAGGATCGCGTCGTTCGCTGCGTCGGGGTTGGCGTCAACACCGCTGGAGGCTTGCACCTTTGCCAGCAACAGCGCCCGTTTCGTTAGAAGGCCACCAGCCATTGTATTTCTCCTTTAAGCTCGTGTGTAAGGGTCATTCGACCTACATCTGTAGCTGACATCGAAAATGATTATGCCAGACACATACTTGTCGAAAGCCCCGTCAATGTCAAGTTCGGACCCGTTCTCACGGGTATTTAGGGCAAGACCCCCAACCGTGATATCTTCGCCAATCCTGTTCGCAATACTGCCGAGACAGTGGTTGAGGAATGTGGAGGGTTCATCACCCTCCGCCAGCTGTACGTGAAACTCACATACCACATTCAAATTACGGTATTCCACCATGGCTGCTTCCCGGATGCGCTCGGAGACGTCATACAGGCCCAGCATGTAACTATGCCGATGGGTGGCTTCAGAGGTGATCGGTGCCCGTGTGACGAAATCCCATGTCACGCGGCTCGGGTCAGTGTCTGTCTCGAACACCACCTTCAGGTTCTGCATGATCTGCTCCCTGATGGTGTGCCGCACGGGTTCTTTTGCCATGGCCATATTACAGTACCTCTTCAATATGCCGAACGATGGCCTCAAAGGCTTTGCGTTCGAAGTAGGGCAGCGCGTCCGACACGATGGCTTTTTCCATCCCGAGACGCGGCTTGATGGTAACCTCCGGCTTGAGGATGTACAAAGGAACGATGTTGTTGCGCCCCCGTTTTTGGAAAATCAGCAAATTGCCACGCTTTGATCTGGCAACGAAAGTGTTCTGCCACTCTCTGGCACGCTTCTTCAGCGGTACCCCGCGCTGATCCAGCGCCGATGGTAGGGGGATGGTAAGGTATCCTGCACTCTTTGCCCGTATGGTGCCACCGGTCTCGTGGATTGCCATTGGCCCCGTGGTGATGCGGCCCGCTATGCCAGCCAGCGTGCCATTTCCGTTCACCTTTATTGATCTTTGGATGGCGCGCAACCCACCGCCGGAGCGGGAGTGTAATGTCGCTGAGCTTCCGCCGCTCGGCGTCCATGGATTGCCGTGCAGCTGCTGCATCTTGTTTGCAACCAGTTGCAATGCCTTCTTCAGTTCCTGCGTGAGTTCTGTTGACGCCCCGTTCAGCATACCGATCAAGGCTTCATCGACATAATTGAACGCCGCCACGGCGTCCTTGAATGCCTTCTGTCCGATGTTAACCTCAACTGTCAGCATCATCCTCGTCCAGTCAAAAGCTGCTTGTATTTCCTGATTTGTCCCTGCGCCTCTTGGCAGAGACCCTGCTGTGCATTCCACGCCCCGACGTGTACGTTACTTTGCTTGGTCTGTACACCACGATCTCCGGTCATGCCAACCGCATCTTCCCGGTGGCGTTTGAACAGGAACGCGGTTTGATAGAGACACGCCAATTTTATGTCTGCGGGTGCGTTCGTTTCCAGCGTCCCCGCATCAGGAACGATCCCGGCAGTGTATTCCACTTTCACCCCTTTTACCGTGCTCGCGGTGCCGGTGAACAGCGTCAGATACATTTCGTTCCAGTCGAGGTAGAAATCCGATCCCTCTTTGAGGAGGCTGCTATCGTCGAAGGTGAAGCCCGGATCATACCACACTTTCACACCGGCAGTCACATCAGGAAACAACCCAGATAGATAGTAGCTCTGTCGTGTCGCGCGGGACACAGTACCACTTTCGCTTTCCCCACCCAAGTCAAGCGCCACGTAGGAAGTGCGTCTCGTATTGAACCGCTCTGTCTGCACCGCCTGCGCCAAGGTGCGACCGATGGCGTGTTCAATCTCTGCACTTGCCGCGATTACCATGAGGTTGATGGTCGCGTCATGCGCAATGTTACTGTCTCTCAGGTTCAGGAACGTCTTGGCTGTTGCCAGTGTGACTATGGGAAGGGTGGTCATGCTCATATTCCTCAACGTGATGTTATAGAAAAGGGCCGGGGATCAAACCCGGCCCCTACGCATAGTCGTATCGCAGTTTTTACGCCTCTTGTGGCGGGGTCGGCTGGGTCGTGGCAGGTGCCGCTGTGCGATCACGTGGCTTGGCGGCAACCGAAATCGGAGTGAATTCGAATTTGCACCGCATTTCTTCACGGCCCCGGAAATAATTCACGTCCACCGCCTGTTCTTCGAGACGCGCCTTGATCGCTGCGGTCACGGGTTTCGGCTTATCCTGTTCGAACGTGATGGATACCGGCTTTGTGGGTTCCTTCTCGTTCTGGATCATGAGGACGTAGATGCGACCGTCTTTCAGGGTTGCGGTGTGAGTGGATTTGGACATGTTGGCTTCCTTTTCTGTTGATGCCAAGATAACAAAAAGATGAAAGACCCCCAACTCTCAGGTTGGGGATCAGGGTTACGTTTTCAGGTTCACTTCAGCTACGAAGCTGGCAGAGGTGAATGAAGTTGGGGCGGCGGTGAGATCATCGGGGATGGTCACGTGGCCATTCGCGTCAACCCCAAAAAGGGCTTTTGCGAGGGCGAACAAGACCGTACCCGGATGGCCACTGTCGCCTCCTACAATCTCGCCTTGCGGTGTGATTTTCATGGGGTGTCTCCTAAGTCATAGTGGGTGTGGATGTGGGGACAGCGGATGCTGCCCCCTCACTTCAGGATTTAGCCGAGGTTGATCAGCTTGACAGCTGCCTCTTCCTCCTCGATCTGGATGGCCACGCGCATTGTCAGCACGATGATCCACGAACGGGCGCGGATGTCACGGGCACGCTCAATGCGGATGTTGCGCTGGATACCGAAGATCACGTTCTGCGGGTTGATCAGCAGACCGTTGCTCTCGGGCATAAGTGCCACGGGACGCATCGGGATACCAAGCACGGGCAGCGGAGTGTTACCGGTCAGGATCGCATCACCGAGGCTGGTGCCACGGCTCGACACGGCCAGACGATAATCGCTTTCCTGATCCATCGAGGTGTAGAACCGCATGGCGTTCAGGTTCCGGCGATACTTGGTCGGCATGGCCTTCTTCATGTTGTTGAACACGGTTGCGGAAATCGGAGCCGCAGATGCGTCAACCACATTTGTGGTCAGCCGTTTCAGAATACCGTCTTGCGCGGCGAGATATGCATCAGCCGACGCCGTGTCACCGGATACCAGAAGTTCTTCGAGGTCGAGGGCAACGCGCTCGGCCAGCAGGCTCATGATGGTGTCAACGAGGTCTTCTTTTTCCAAGTTGTCTTCCAGAAGGTCATCATGCAGGTGGATTTCCGCGATGAATTCCGAGGTCTTCATTGTGACCAGACCAAAATCAGGCTTGGAACGATCCGCCGAAGGCAGGTGCCGGGTGTTGCTACCAGCGTCCTGAGCACCACCGTCAACCGGCGCGGCGCGCAATACGCGAGAACCAAACCCGATCTTCGGGATTTTCATTTCAGGGCCACCCATCTGCACGCTGCGTACATCGCGGAAAATGGTGGGAGCATCAATCACCTTCTGAAAGAAGGTATTCTGATGTTCGGGATCGAGCACACCGCCGCCTGCCGTAAGATCGGCGAGGGCGAGGTCCGCTTTGCGGGACAGTTCAGTTGTCATAGCTTGGTTTCCTTTTTGTTGAAGCTACAAGAGTGTTGCAATAGAGGTGCTGCGTTACACGCGATCAGGGTTTGGATGCCCCAGCGCGGATGCAAGGCGGACTTTACGCTTCCGGTTTTCACCTTCGGCTTTCTGCGCTGCATCGGCTGTTGCTTCTTCCGTATCACCGGTAACATCTGCTCCTTTGCGGGACTGCGAGGTCGTCTCGACCGCTTCAACCCGCTCATTGATCTCCGCCTTGGTGGCATCCACCTTATCGTTGATCTCTTTCAGGCTGGCTGCCATGTCGGTTTTCATACCGGCAACAGCATTTGTCAGCCCTGCGATGGCAGCGATCAAAGGATCATCCTTCTTCACTACCAGTTCATCCTTCGTGCCCTCTCCGGCGTCGTCGGATTTCGTTGCCACACCAGCTTCGTCTGCCGGGGTAGCGGTGTCAGCCGGAGGTACGTCCGCTTCAGCTGCGGGTGCTTCCGAGATAACCACACCATGCTTCGCCGCAATGGCCTTGAACGCATCTTCAAAGGCTGCAACGCTGTTACCCATTTCATTGGTCAGGGCGGTGATGAGGGTCTTTGCAGCCGTCTTGATCTGCGAAACCGTGGCGTCGTCCGTGCCCATATAGTCCGCATCCATCACGAGGTAGGCAAGGTCCATCAGCACCATGGACAACATGGAAACCTCATAGTTGCCTTTTTTGGAGGCAATGAAGTCTTCAACCATTTTGGCCACATCCACTTTTTCATCATCCGCCGCCACGGCTTCCACCGCGTTGGTGTCTGCGTCGGCTTTCTCAACCTTGGTATCTGCCGTGGCCTTGGTTTTGGCGCTGGTTTTTACCGTGGCTTTGACCTTGGCCTCATCCGCTGCATCAGCAACGGGGGCTTCACCTTTTTTTGCAACTGGTTGCACGGCGCTGGTGTTGTCTTCCGCGTGCTCTGCAACCTGTTCGTCTTCCGATTTCTCGGCAGGTGTCTCACCCTCAAGTTCACCGATATACACGGTCAGGCCGCTCACGGCCCCATCCACTTTCGTCAGCGAACCTTCCTTGAAGGTCACATCGGTGGCATTGACCTCGAAGCCAGCTTTGGTCTTCTCGATCTTATAGCCTTCATATCCGCCTTGCTTCAGCCATGCTTCCACGGCGTGTTCGTCCGCGAAGTGCTTGGATGCAAACTTCAACGCGGCGATGTCGTGGCCTTCCGGCACAATCTGTGTCTTCGACATGTCACTTTCCTTTCGGGTTTCATGTGGAGCCGTCGCTTCGACGCTCTCCATTTTAACAGCCCGATAGGGCCGCTGGTTTGCACCGCCTTTGACCAGAGATACAAATGCGGGATCAGGATCAGTCAGGGCACGGGCCGTGACGATGTTCGTTTTAGGTTTACGTTTCATGGGTCAGGTATCCTCAAAACAGGTCAAATCTGTGGTTATGGTTATCCGCACCTGCACGTTCTGTCCGTGACGGTCCCGCTATGCGGTGCACATGGCCGTCCGGGCCGGGTGATGTCATACCATTCCGGATCACACCGGTCTGATCCACCTGCACAAAGAACGTGTGGTGATGATCTGTGCCCTTGTCGTCTTCTGCCTTTTTCGTCACGCCGACATGATCGCGAATAACGGACACAGCCGTTTTGTATTCCACGGGCCGCACCATGGCCTCGAAAGAATAGCAGTTCAACTCACCACTTTTTATGGCCTTCCAGATGATGTCATCCGGCACATGCACGCCCAGAACCCACGCGCCCTCTGTGAAATCTGGATCATCTGCACGGGCGATGAAACTCTCAACAGGGTGCGAGCCGTTAGGAATGTTGTCGTGATTGGTGTCGATGGTCTTTGACAGGTCCAGCTTCATGAACCTGTGTGCCATTTTTTTGATGTCGTCTTCCAGCATAAACTCGCCGTAGGTATCCAGCGTGTTGGGTGCGTACACCTCTGCATAGATAAGGCGTTCGTCATCATTGGTACGACGGATCGGGCAAAGTCGAGATAATTTTTGGACGTCGAGGGTCATGTGTTCGATGGCCTGCGTGAAATATAATCTCTGATGCCAGAGGGTACGCTGGCTTCGTCACCAGCATTTGTAGCCTATCTTAAATCACGTTGCAACCCGTTGCACGAAATATCACGTATCAATCGTGTCCTCGATGTCATTTGCCCGGTTGAGCAGATGAAAATTATACTGGTTGTAACAGTGCACGCGCTCACCCCAGTACCACATGGCCAGACTATCCAGCAGCTTGCATACCAGTTTCCAGAATAGGTGGCCGGGGAACGCGCCCTCCAGCCAACACCGGAAAGCGCGACAACAAAAGGTCTCCCCCTTTCTGCCCAGCGTCAGGATGTTCAGGGTTCTACTCCAAAAAGCCCACGGCATACGACTTGCCCTCAGATCAGGGCAATCGTGGATCGGCACCGGCCATGCAGCGGGGGCACAATCACTCCGGCTTCCGCCAGTGCACTCTCATCAAGATTTTTCATGTCTTGATATTTCATCCATGGGGTGATGGTCTTCAAATCTTCCGGGTGCTCCGCGTTGATGACGCGCTGCATCAGGTTCAGTCCGACAGAAATTGTCCACTCTCTTCCATTCATGTTCGTGCAGATATCAGAGGTCCGCTTGTCCATGACCGCCACGTATCGGAATGATGATTTTCCTGCAAACTGCCCAGCGCGCAGCATACCATAGTGATAGGATCGGCTGGTTGCGGCGTTGGCCACGACGTTCCAGTAGGGTACCGACTTCAATCGCTTGTCTAGTGTTTCCCGGACAAGAGTGAATGCTGCCTTGGCCCCGGTCTGATCCCCATAAAGCACGCGATCCACGGCACCATACAGGGAAGGCATGACCTGCGTATTGAAAAACTCGTTGGTGTAATATTTTGCCGCCCGGTTCATCCCGTTTATCATCCCGGTTCTGAATTCTCTGGGCACAAACACCGCGTCGTTCGCCGTGACCACCCCGACGGCAAGCGCCAGTGCGATGGCCTCCTCCCATTTGGTGGATGTTTCTTCCTTGAAACTCTCGTTCCTCCACAGACTGTTCGCCCTATCCATGGCGTCATATACCTGATCCGCCCGGAGGTCTTCCTTCAGGTGCGGCAATATGATGTCTTCCACCCGAGGGACAAGGGAAAGCGCATCTTCTGCCAGTGCCAGTGACGCCGCCAGTTCCATTTCTAGGAAATTCACGTCATCCCGATTGGCAAGCTGTGCCCGCGTGACGATCTCCTCACCCTTGAGCCGGTTCAAAGTCAGCGCTGTGCAGTCAAACGCCATTTCATCGAGGGTCTGGTACACCTCGTGGCTGCCGCCGCAGCACGGGCAGTTATTTGCATCCAGATTATGCGGATCAATGTGGAACACGTTTCCGCTCCCGCACGGTCCCGACGGCAACGGTATCTGCCTTCCGGTTGATCAGCTGATCGCGCAAATCCATCATCGCACGGCGGATGGTCTTGTTCTTGTCCTCCGCCGGTGCGGTCTGATCCTGCGCGGGCTGATCAGCTGTAGGGATCGTGTCTGGATCAACGAAATGCAACAAGCCGTCCTCATCGGGTGCCAGCGCGCCTGACGTGATGAGTTTGTCCACGACCGCCATAGGCAGGTTGCCCCACGGCTCCTTGATCCGCGTCATCTGCAAATCAAACAGTTCGTTGGCGATACCGACCGCAGTGTTGGGGGTCATCGCCCCCACGGTGTCAAATTTGGAAACCGCGTCCAGTATCTCAGAAGGATCGGTGATGCGCGGTGGGTTCGAGCGCACTTCCCAATATTTCACATCATATCCGCCAAGCAATTTGCGGTTCACGATATCGTCTTCTTTGACGCGCTCCGGCCCGAACACCTGCCCTTCAGCCACGTCATATGAGGTGTTTGCCGTGGCGTGCGTGTAATCTTGGCTCAGGCCCAGAAAGATCGGTGGCAGCCTGAAAGATGACCGCACCTTGTCCGTCTGCATCTTGTCGTATTCCAGAAACATGCCCTCCTTCGGGCGCTCAGAGGACAGGGGTTTCAGTTCCAGCTTCGGCGGGGGCACCGTGCCGTCTTCGCTTTTTGCTTCCTGATCCCCAAAGGCTTCCACGATCACAACCCTGTTCGCTGCCTGCCTGCCGCGCAATGCGGTGAAGTGATTTTCCAGCGCGCTCATGGTACCTTGGCTGATCATGCCGCCAGCGACCAGTACCACCATGGCTGGCACTGCGTTTTCGCTGAAGAAATCCAGATTGGTCAATTCCGCCTGCCGTGATCCCTGAATTGCCACGACGTTGTTGATCCACCGGGGCAGCCCATACGCACTGCCTGCATGGTACAATGCCATGTGGATGATCTCGGTCGCTGTGTCTTCGAAGGATAGGCTGTTGTTCTCCGCCCCGTTCGTCGGGTCGATCTGCCGGGGGTCGCCAAATTCCTTGAAATACACCCGCTTCATGCCTTTGATCTGCACGAACCTGCGGAAGTATTTCTCGACTTGCGTTTTCTCCAAAGTGCCGAAGCGTGGCAGGGTCTGGGTCACCACGGTGGGTTTCTTGTCGGTCTCGGTCAGCCGCATCAGATGGCCGGGGACATGCCATGCCGCTGTGATCTGTCCCTTTCGGTTCCGCGCCACCTCAATGAATGCGTTACCCACGGCTTCCAAATCCCACCGTACCCTCTTCTTCAGTTCGAGGATTGAATAGTCCCCGTTGATGTGGTTGAGGAATTCTTCGATATCCTTGGCTTCCTGAAGCACTTCCGCATTCTGCACCTGATCCTGATCCCCGATGAATTCTAGGCGATGCCCGTGGCCTGACACGTTCGTCACCATGGTCTCGATGCACTGTTTCAGCGTGGAGTTTTCGATTGCCATGCGCAGCAACGCCGCCATGTTGAATGGGGGTTTGACGTCACTCAGCGCCGATCCACTGACAGCTCCTCCGAATTTTGCAAAAGGATCGTCGATCTGCTGGCTTGTGAATGCGCCCTTCCGGACCTGTTCAAGCGTTTCATCATCATCCTGTGCAATCCGTCGTGTTCGAATGGGAACGACCGCACCTTCGCGGCGTGCGTCCATCGTGGTATGGGTGTGTTCGGCCATCCCGATCTCGTCCTTCTATGATAGGGTGCTGTGATTGTCAGCTACACGTATATCACAGAGTACGAGAAAGGGTAGCACTTTTCAAGGCCCGGTCAAAACAGGTTCACGGTCCTGTTCAGCCGGTAATCGTTCTTCCGGATATCAGTTTCGTTGTCGATATCCAGATGCCGTGCAACTGGTTGCAATTTTAGATTGCTTCCCTCCGTCCGTGGGGCGGCGGTCACGATCAGGTTTTTGCCCACGTTGGCGAAGCACCGCTTCGCGTAATCCAGCACCCGAGGGTAAGGAACGCCCCGGCCCCGGTATCCACGCGCCCTTATTTTGTGAACGCTCCACAGGCCGTCTCTGCGGTAATCTATGTTGCTCCCGCCAAAACCGTATTTATCCTTCCACGTCCTGTAATACATTGATCGTTGATCTTCATCACGTGTCATCCCTACTTCATCGTCGAGGCGTTCTATTTCTTCGCGGCCCCATCCTGTAAACGCTATGACATGCCCGTCGCATGGACGCTCTGCATTGAACAACCCCCAAAAGGTGTCAGCATCCCCAGATATCTTCTTCATCTGCGCCCCGGCCTCATTCAGGGCGGACACCAAGGCGATGGGAAGTCCCGGAACCGCGTTGATTGCAGCGATGAGATCAGGATGCGCGCCGCGCCAAGTCGTCCTGAAGTCGGTGTTGATGCCAGCGACCGGTACATTGTGCCCAAAACAAATGAACACGGGAAATTTGGTCATCGAGCTGAGCCGTATTGGTAATACAGCGTTGACTTTTACAGCAAACAGGAACCTGAAATGCGTGGCGCTTTTGTGCACATACACCCGGCTCTCCGGTGACAGCCATGACGTGCGCAGTTCTCGGGTCCACATCGCGGAATGCTCGATGCTGAGTATGTCACTCGTCAAGTTTCTGTCCACCACCCACTCAGTGGTGACGGGCTGGAACCTGATCGGTGTGAGTGATTTCGTAAGCCCGATGACCATGAGATCACCGATGGTATTGTCATAGCTGGTGCCACGGTCGTAGGAAAACCCATCCATGAAATCTCTCGGCACGAGTGCGGTGTCAGGTGCCTTCTCTTCGTCTATGCCGAAGTTTATCAGCCTGCCTGCGGCTTTCGGCATTTCCATTTTTTCCTTCTGGCGCTTCGTGATCGCTTTGATACTCCTGCACAGCCCAGTGACAGATTGCCTGTCAAGCGTGTTCTTGGACACATCGGCGTCTGCACGTATGGGAAGGTCCATGTCCCGGCTGACGGGCCGCAGGATGCGTACCGCTTCATGCGTGTCGAAGGTGCTAAACCGGCTGGCATCTGCTACATTCTCCTGCTCCCCTTCCTCCGGACCCGCGTTAAGCTGGTTCCATGCGGTTACCATGTTTCTCACGGCTGCGCGGTTGATATCGAAGCCCTCAATGTTACGTGCCCCGCAAGGGTGAATATAGATGGTGTAATCTGATTTGCCGATGGCCCGGCTGATCGCGTAACCCACCGTTATCGCCACGTCCACGGCATCCTGCGTAACCCATACCCGCGCGGGGTCGCCCTGCTCCTCATGAAAATGCGCGGTGACATAGGGGCGACCACACGTGCTCCTGATTTGCGCGTGAGCACGCACCTCCCTCGGAGCACTGTAGGTGTAATTCTCGTACATCACCTTGCGGAACAAGACGAACGAATTCGTTTCTTCGCTCCACACTCGGGTAAACTGTGACTGAGTGAACCAATCTATGTAATCCAGCTGGTTTTTGGTCAGGCGCGGGGCCAGCACCAGTGCAGCGGTGAGGCATTCAGTAGGTTCTGTCATGTCTGGGTTTTCAGCAATTTGGTCCAGCCAGAAGTGCTTCTTCACATAGTAATCCCAGCTTGGGTGTTTCGTGATCAGAAGACCTACGATGGGCAGGTGCAGAACGTGATCCGAATTCGTGTCGGTGTGGTAAAACGTGGTCCCGTATTTGCGGTATTCCGTCTCTTGTTTGAGAAAATTCAGCGCGCATGGGCGTTGGTCTGTAAGCGTTAAAGCGGTCATGATTGTGTCCCTCTCTCTTCTGACTTTTACAGCATAACACAACCACGATTATTTGCAAGAGAAAAATGCTTATTGTAGATCGAGTTTACGCAGATATTTTGTCTCCCGCGTGGGCCGTGTGGGCGTGCGGGCCGGAGGGGGTGATGTGGTGGCATCCCGCAATTCCTGCTCCCGATCCCGGAGCATACCAGCCACCACCCTGTCAATCATACTGATCTTCATGTCGAGGGCGTACAGATCGTTGCGCAATTTGGTGAGGTCAGGGTGCGCAGCCTGCTCTTGAGGCTCTGGTTGTTCTGGATGTTCGCACTGTTTACACCGGCACTGCCGATTTCTGCGCGTGAAAAGGTAAGCACCGATCCACAGGATACCCAGCACCCATAAGTCCATGATCAGTACCAGCCATCCTTTATGGAGCCATCCCCTTGCACGATAATGTGCCCGAAGGGGATGTTGTCCGCGTTTAGCTTGAACATGAATATCTTCCAGAAATTCCTGCGAGTGCCCAACCCAAGTGAGGGCTGGATGAAATATCCGGCGGCGATCTTTTCCCGCACCTTGCGCACCATCGGGTGGCTGTCGAGTGCAAGATCGCGGATCACCTCGTCATCCAGCTTCAGGTGCCCGGTTCGCCCGTCCAAGCTGACAGGCTTTTTGAAATAATGCGTCAACGCCCGGAGCATACCGGTGTACTTGCGGCGCAGGTGGCTCGGGAATTGCCCCGTGACATACACATAGGCTGCCCGGTCGCGCAGGTCCGCCCTGATCTTTTTCTCCTCTTGCATGTCTGGTGCGAAGTCCCCGTACATGCCGTGAAGATCGGCCATGGATATGGTTGCAGATTTCATCATTGTCTCCCATCGTGTGTCAGTGGTCCCCCGTCAGCCTGCTTTTGAGCAGGTCATTTACTGGTCCACCCGGTTGATGTCACAAACAAGTTTGTCAGCCCCCTCGCGTGGCAGTGTGTAGGATATACTTAACAAAATCTAAAGGGGTTGTCACTATTTATTTTACCGCCACATGTGCCCGTCTGCCCCGGTTCTGAAGGGTGTACCACCATGAATTTGCAACCCGTTGCACGGGACTATCACAAATTACTTGCTGGATTTCCTCTTGCCCCGTTTTTTGCTGAGCTTGGTGATAATTTTCCTGTGGGCCTCGACCAAGGCAAAATGCGCCTCGGTGCACGTCTTGTATTCCCCCAGCAGTTTCCACACCGGGGATGCTGAGGTGCTCACAGGTGAAAGTGAATGTGCGCGATACACCTTCTTCCCGTCAATCATGTGAGCGCATACGCGACCGGCCCGGTGCCTGACAGCAGGGGTGATATCGTCGCGCACGTAATAGAGATCGTAATCTCCTGATCGTGACGGCGTGCGGGGAGCATCCGCGCTGAGCACGGGCTTTCCATACATTGTGAGGCGATGCGCTGCCTCTGTTGATATTTGTGCGTCTGCGCCGCGCGGCGTGCGCGTGCGGATATTCAACATCGAAGGTGTGGCTGTGGTTGTCATGGGTGTGTCCCTTCCCCTGCATGTATATTTACCTATCTATACCACTACCACAATTGTTTGCACATGTCAAGGATTATCATGGCAAGGATTATGCTGCCTTTGGTAAAAAAAGGCAAGCGCCGTGCCCACTGGTTAGGGACGTGCGCTTGCCTCATGCTTCTGGAGCATGGTCGTGGTGTCATGTCAGGACGGTGATGACGCTGTGTTCAGTGCATCCGCGATCCAGCCCGCCGCCTTCGTTCTGGTATTCCAAGGGGCGGATGTCGCGCACAGGCAAACAGTCCGACCGTCAGCATCCTTCACGGTGACCCCGTAGGCTTCGAAAGGTGCCTTGAACGGCCCGTTTGCAACGGGTTGCACAGGATGGCTCGTGTCTTCTGGAACCTTGGTGCCCTCTGATTTCGCGGTCTCAGGCTGTATGGCCGATTGATCTTCAGCTGTCACCGGATCAGGCGAGGGCCATGGCCGCGTCCGCTTCTCTTTCTTCTTCGTCATAGTGTGTTCCTTCTCTTGTGTCTTGTGTGTCTCGTCATGATGACCTCAGTTATGCCCCTGCGTGAGCGCCGCTCGGCGTGTCACCCACCCGCGTAGGTGACCCCGATGATGAGGATGCCCACCCATACGGTCCCACTTATGAAGCGCGCCGCGTTGATAGCAATGATACACCGGGTCGTCGTGGTAAATGGATGCTTCACCATGGGAGTTCTCCTGCCAGTTTTGCGATGTCGTCCCTGCTTATCCGGTATCCCCGCCCGTGCAGTGTTTCGATATCGAAAGCACCCGCCACCCGCTTCCTGATCTGGGATATCAACACGTCGATGACCAGAAGGGTAGGGCCACCGTCCGGCCTGTCAGAATAGAGGGCTTGGTGTATCATTGCCTTCGATGCCACGTCCCCCTTGCGGGCCACTATGGTTGATATCACTTGCAGCTGGCGCGCAGTCAAATGCACTCCGGGTGGTAGGATTATCTCTTCGTCAGACCCGGACAGGATCGCTTTCAGCGTGCGATTTTCTTCTTCGAGGAATTCCACATAGGCGGGGTTGATCTGCTTGGCTGCCGACGCAAGCTGACCGTTCGTGTGCTTCTTCGGTGTGCATTGCATATTCATTCCTCACCGCACCCATTCTCGCCACGATCCCGGCGGCTGATATACTCGTCCCGATGAACCCATCCTTGCGGACAGTGAAAGCCCCACGGTCGCACGACAGGGCCGGTGATGAAGATGGTCCACGCGGGCCGGTCTATGTGCAGCCTAGAGTTGGTCGTCAGCCTGTGCGCATATTTCGGGCTGCGTATCCTGATCTGGCCCTCAGTTATCCACTTCTTGCTGCCATCAGGTGTGTGCTCACACAGGTAGCCTTTCAGCATATAGGATATGCTCCACCATGGGTGGTCATGTGGTGCAGAATGATCATCCCCTCTGATATTGTGCAGATAGATGTTCAGGAACCGGTTCCTCGGGATCACGAACCACCTGCGTATATGCACCCCGTCTTCAGTATCTGGATTTGCGTCCGTGATGATCACGTCCGGCTCGCGGGTGGCTGCGATGCGTGCGTATAAAGTCTTGAATAACCACGGGGCCATGCCTCCATGAAAAGTCAGCGCATATGTGGACACCACAAACCACGTCAGAAGTGATAGCAATGTGAGTTCCACAAAAATAAACAGGATGGTCAGCATGTTGTTCTCCGATGCCACACGTGTATCTTACACTTTCTGATGCATGAATGTCCAGCGTCCCGAGCCGTCCAGTATCATATCCTGATACAGCGCCGGATAGCGGGCCTTCATTTCTTTCCCGATTTCGTGGAACACCTTGTCTGGTTCTTCCTCTGCATGGACCGAATTGCGCACGTCAATGATGTGGCGCAAGGCGCGGTGGTTCGCTGAAAACATGATATGCGTCCGGATGCCGTAGGGGGCAAAGCGGCGCATGGCTGACGTGATCTTCTTCTTCATGGCGAAGTCCGACATGGTGTCGAGAGATAACTCCTCAGCGACAAATTTCTGGAACTCCTCCATGTATTCCAGCAGGTTCAATCCCCGCTCTTGAATGCGCGCCGCTTGCCGTGCCGTGATGGCCGGGTTGATCTCTTCGTCGAGCATGTCAGGGTACATGAAATGCACGTCGTCTATCCGCACGAACCTCCCAGACAGCTGGCTGAACGCCGTGCCCGCCCGGTGCCGCACAAGCTCATGTGTGAGAACCGGGGTCACATTCAATAAGGCAAAGTTGACCACCCCGTGCTCCAGCACAGAACCATGTTTTGATCGCAGGATGTTGCCGATATAAGGGATGTTACCCTTCCGGGTGCGCGTCACATTTGGATTGAGCTTGTCATTGAAGCTCATGTAACAGAGCCTGCCTCCGAATTCTGTCAGCGTTTCTGCATCCGAACTGGCGTCCGTCTTCCAGCCCTTTGCCCCCAATACCGATAGGGCTGATTTCAACCCCTCGCCTACGAGCCGGGTCTCCCCGATGACATGAACCGAGGGTGTTACGATAGTGACCATGTTGTTCTCCTATGATAGGTCTAATTTTCGTGCGCGATGTTGAGGTATATTTTCGAGGGTGACCTCCGGCAGCTTATCTTCTTTCAGCAGGGAACGTGAGATCAATACCTCACGAACCGTATTGGATATCGTCCCCAGCGGTGCCTTGTCCGCGATGCAGTTGAGGACGGCCACGAGCAACGCTTTGTCCGCCTCAAGGCTTTCGGCGAGGCGCTCGGCAGCCGCCTTTTCCGCTGTTATCTGATATAAATCCGCCTCCTGTTCTCTGAGCGATTGCCTGAGACTTTGTATCTGGCGCTCCGCATCATTTGGCTTCTTCGCCCACTCCCTGATTATCTCGCTGAAGTTGCTCATATAGCGGAACCCCGGAAGCAAGGTGGCATATTCTATATCCTGCACCTCAAGCACCATATACGTGTGCCTAACCGCGACAGAATTGCGGTCGAGGTTCGAAATGGCCTCCACCTCATGGACCGGTATCTGGATCGACCTGCCGTCGTGATCGTAGGACGTGATCTGTTCGGTCGTCACAATCGTTTGCACAGGATATGCAAGGAAAATTCCCTGTTCTTCCACGAGCGGATGCTCGCGCATCACTTGGGTTGCTGAGGGGTCGCGTGCGAGGTTGTTCAGGGCCGCACGGTTCGGTATCCTGACCAGCCCTCCGGTAAATTTGATAGGATCAATCGTGCCTATCAGATATCCGTCAACGTGTCTGACCAGCCCTATCATATTCTTGTGCGTTTTACCGCCAGAAACAACATCTGAAATGGTGTGATCCCCCTGCCAATCCATATTTCTCACCTTAATTGCACCCCGTTGCAAATCTACATGTGTCGTTGATCGTGTGAAATGGGGGACAGCCGTGGCCATCCCCCCACCGTGAGTGGTGTCACCTGTTGGCCCTGATATAAGCGTGCAGCATCAGCACGGGCCATAATGGGACGAATACCAGCAAGACCACGAAATACGTCCTGATGCTCGCGTGTATCGCCGCCAACACTTCGATGCACACCTGATCCCCGGCGTATGCCAATTCGATAAGGTTGGGGATCATGATCGTGCGGAAAAAGTATAGTCCAAAGAGAATATGGGATGCCACGAAACTGCTCATCGGTATCCATAGGTCTGCGCCTGTCATGTGCCTGCCCTCACCTACCAGTTGATCCATATCCGCCAGCACCCCGATCTGTCTCATCGAGTGTGTCAACGAATTCAAATTCCGGCTGTGCGACCGGGGAAATGACGGCCTGTGCGATGCGATCATTGCGGTACACGGTATATTCTGACGCACCGAAGTTGATCAGCATCACTGCTATCTCTCCACGGTAATCAGCATCCACGGTTCCCGGTGAATTCGTGACGCTGATCATGTGCTTCAGTGCCAGCCCTGAGCGCGGTCGCACCTGAAGCTCGAAACAGGGTGGCACCGCAGCGTAGATACCGGTGGGGATGAGTGCGTGTCTCCCCGGCTTGATCGTCAGCGGCTTGGTGATGTCCGCAGGCAGATCGAACCCAGCGGCGTCTGCTGTCTGGTAGGCTGGAGCGGATACCCCCTCATTCTTGGGGGCAAATCGAATTTTCATTTTCATGTGTGGTCCTTCCCTCTTAACTATCCCGCGATGCTCGCGATGTATGTTTACTATGTCTTTAGGTGCATAACGAAATGCTAAAGAAAAGCAACCCCTCAAGACACGTCAGCGTTGTTTTCTGTGTTAGGCACACGATGGATATACGCCAGACTGGTGTGCTTCCACGAGGTCGCCCGAACCGTACCGGGGCGGATCAGCACTTCCTCCTCACCCCGATCCGTCACATAGGCGGTGATGTCGTCTCTCGGAGCGCCCGCACGTACCACGATACCACGAGTGCTATCACTCTCGAACCGGCACCCGAAATAATGCGCGACCGATTTGCTGATGGTCCACGACCACCCGACCTCAGACATCGCGTATATCTCCTCGTCCGTCGCCGAGTGCGGGACACGCATTCCCTTGTAAACAGGAACCATGTAGGGAAACGCCCGCATGTCACGCCGATCTTCGTCCGAGGTCATACGCCACGGCTCCGGCATGTCGGTCATGAGGCGGGTCCACCTCTCATCATCTTCCGGCTGCTCCGCGTCCACCCATACCGCACGTGCGTGCTCCCAGTAAGCGATGCGGTCTTCCACCTTCTCAGGGTCAAAATATCCATCCCCGACCAAGGATGACAGCGCGTCCATGCGGTATGCCCGCGACGTCATGGTCAGGTATGCTGAGACGTTCCCCTTCTGGAGGTAGGCGGCAGCCATATCGGCTCTCCGCGCCAGCGTCTGCTCCAGTGGCTCCGGGGTAAGAGTGGGCAGAATGGTGACCATCATCGGATGATGGAAATACGTGATGCCGTGTGCACGCATGATGTGGTGCTTCAGGTGATCCGGTATATCCTCCGGCCCCGTGATGACGTTCGGATATTGTGGCGCGGGTGTTGCGCCTTGTGTTTCGTTTTTCATTTTCGATGCCCCCATCGCTTGGCTGTGAAGTCAGCCGTTGTTTCTGTCTCCAGAGGCGGGTATCACTGGGATACTGCCTCTGGTTCTACTTTTTCCCATTTCGCGCTGAAATCCGCTGGATCAGCACCTTGGCCACCGATCTGCATGTTCACAGGTACGATGCCCTCAGCCAGACTGCGAACGCCGCGCTCCACGAGGGATACAGAGGTAAGGCCCACGGTCACTGCGATTGCCGTCGTGACGAGTAAATCAACTGTGGTCATGGTCTTATCCTCTCCGGTTCTCTTTCACTACTTGTGATTGTATATTCAGAATAGCACAACCACGATTGTATGCAAGAAAAAAGTGAGAAAATATTTAGGTTTTGTCAGGGTCTTCGTCAGGGGAATTCTCAGCCCACTCGCCGAGGTCATCGAAAGCGTCATCCAGCTTTACCATGGTCTGATCATATTCGTCTTGGGACACTGCGTGCAGCAAAATCCAAATGATGTGGGCAAACACGATCCATATGGTGATGGGCCACACCGCCGCAAGGATGTTCAGCATGTTGGCGGATTTCATGATCCTGACACGGTGCCTTGGGTAATATCCCTCCGTGGCCTCCAGCCATACATCCATGGTGGATGACCAGAACACCCGCATTGGCCAGATCAGCGCGAGGTAGTAGATGAGAACGATGATGAATTGTAAGGTCACTTGATATCCTTCATTTGTGGGTTGCATGATTTGCAACTGGTTGCAACGGGTTGCACGACTGTGCAGAGCGTCGGTTTGTTAACTGGTATCTTACAGGTATTTGCTGGGTTTTGCACCTATTTGTTGATCACTGAAATACCACCGGCCCCCAGAGAACCGCAAGATGCCACGGTCCTTCATTCGTTCGATGATCCTGCCCGCGATGGTCATGGCCGGGTTGTCGGGATACGCCCGCTTCGATCCGTCCTTCGATGACACGTAGGTGCCGCGTGGTTTCGTTTTCGGAATGCCCGTCATGTACAGGATTTCTGCCAGATGCTTGCGGGTGAACCCATCGGGATGCTTCTTGCGCATCAGGCACAGCGCGGCCCGGATGCCGACAGGTTCGATGGTATATCCGCACGCGCGCAGCCGATAATCCGCAATGGGGTTGTCGATGACGGTGAAGGTGGGTGTGTCTGACATGGGGGGCGACCTTTCTGCTCGTGTAGCCTCCACATCTGTATACCCCCCGTGGGTTGCATGGTCCAGCCTCACTTCCCATCCTTCCATGGCCATCTGCCCTCAAACGCATTGGACAGGGATTTGCGCTGAAAACTGGCGTACTGATCCGTGCCATAGCCTTCGCGTATCGCCTCGTGTATACCCTGAATGTAAAATCCTGCAATACGCTCCGGATCAGTTTCACTTCTGATCATGGTGCCTCCCTGCCACACTTGGATTTCTTTTGCCGGGCGGTTCGGGCAAATTTTGTATTCAGGGGTTTCCAAGATGCGCGGGTCTGTACCCTCCGGGTAGTCTTCCTTCCGGCGCTTGAACGCCAGCACGACGTATCCCGTGATCCGGGTCACCGCGAACGCCTCTGGTTTATTGGCATCCATGGTGGGATCGAATGCGATATACTTCTCCATCAGGTCTGCCTTCGCCTTGGCCTTCATCTTCGCGTACTGAGGCATTGCGAGATAGGGACACACCCGCATGGCATATCGTACAGCTGCTCCGCACACCGGCGGGTCATTATACAGCCCGCGCGGATCAAAGGCGGACCCGAACCCCCCGATCAGCCATGTATCATCCGGATCGAGCTTGGTGCCGGTCACAGAGCACAGCCCTTTCGCGAAGCATCCGTTCATCACCTTCTCCATATCGTTGACGATGAACTGCGGCCCCTGCTCGTCGTTATACACGATATATGGGATGGGCAGCCCTCTTTTGTCCTTGGGCAGCGCCGCGATCTTGGGAGGCATGGGGACTTGTGCCACCACTTCCCTGAAGGTTTTCCCGTTTCCGTGTGCCATGGTTATTTCCCCTTCTTTGGATTGAACACACTGAACGGCACGCCCATCTGGTATTGCCACACCTCGCGCAACCTGCGCACGATGCTGCCCCCGTAATCTTCATCAGGTTGCTGCCCGCGTGTCATCAGGAATTTGTCGGCATCCGTGTCTGTCAGCCACAGGCCGTGCATTGCGAAAAGCCAGTAAACCTCCCGGTACATCCGCCTCTTGCGCAGCTGCCAGAAGTGGGGCTTGTGCATGAAATTCATCCAATCGAACAGGGTATCCCCCACCTTGTTGAGATTGAGGTATAGACCGGTGAAGTGATTGTTCATCACCGCGTCCAGATCGTCTGATATCTCTTGTTTTGTAGATGTTTTGGTCATCACATTTCCCTCATGAAGGTTTCATCACCGTGGCAGATCACGACATCCCCCACCAGTATGTCGGGCAGCACCCTGCCGATCATGTCAGGCAAGGTGGCCTTCACCGCGTGTGCCCATTGTTTGGTGGCCTCCTCGTTCACGGGGAGCTTCCTGATCTTGCCCTCTTCGTTGCAATAGACGATGCAAGGCACCGTGTTTCCCTCGTGGGTCCACTGATCCCAGAAGGGCACGATTTCTATGAAACCGCCAACCGCCTCCTGCAAAATGGGGAGTATGTTCTCCGCGCCGGGCACCTCGGTGGTGGTGATCCCGCCCCCTTCCGCCGAGATCACCGTGATATATGCTGTCACGTTCATGTCCTCCCTATCTGATCTTGTTGAGCAGCCATGCGTCGAACGCCGCCTGCTGACTGCGTGGCACCATTTTACGGGCATCCCGCAATGCGTCCACATACCGGTCAAGGTCCGGGGTAACGCTGCGTTTGATTTCCTTGGCGTGCATGTTCGCAGCCATATCCTCGGTCTGCCAGCGCAATCTGCGGCCCTCAGCCACCGTGCCTACCTCGGCATCTGCCCATCTGTCGGGCAGGCTCTCTCCGATTTCGTAGATGAACCCTATCAAGGCCCCACGAAATCTGGCAACCTTGGCCTTCGGCCACCAAACGATGCGTGCGTCGTCGCCCTTTTCCTTGAAGCAGTGCTGTAGTTTGCCGTTCTGTATGCGACGACCAATATATGCGTATCTCGACATGCTTGTCCCTTTCTCTCTTCTGACTTTTACAGCATAACACAACCACGATTATTTGCAAGAGAAAAATACAGTAAAAATTGCAACTGGTTGCAAACACAACCTGATCAATTGCTGGATCAGGCTGGGGAGGGGATCATATATCTGGGGGGATGATCCCTGCGCACCACGAGGGGGTCTATGATGCGCAGGGGGGGTGGATGGAGCGTGAAAACGAAAGGAAAACCCGCTCTATCC